CATTGCGTTCCAAAGTGTGTTTGAACGTCTATCCAATCGGTTAACGTATTTTTTCCAATCTTTTATTTCACCTTTCATCTCTGCTGCACGTTCAGGAGTCTGTATATCCTCTGTCACCGGACGAGTTCCGACTGGATCATCAAGATCAAGATTTTTTTGGGAACGAGATAGTGGTTTTTCTGGTGTCACAACTGGATCATCAAGATCAATACCAAGAGCTTTTTCTTGGGCTCTAACTTGTGAAAGAGTTAATCGTTTTTCTGGTTTCACAACTGGATCATCAAGATCAAGATCAAGACCCTTTCCCACCCTGCGTTGACCTTCTTCAAGAGGTTCAGCATTTAAAATTTCTGTCATTTCTTGAACAATTGCTTTGAGTTGATTCAACTCATGATTGGCTTCCATGAGTTGTCGTTGAAGTTGATTCTTCTCGTTGATGAGTTTTTGTTGGTAAAAGTAGTCCATTTATTTTCCTTTGTTTTTGCGAAGTTGATTGTTTCTTCTCAATAATCCCTCTATGTTCTTTTGTGTGCGTCTTGCACCGATCATTGCGCTCTTCAGTTCTTCATCTGATGCTCCTGCCCACGCACCACCTCTTTTGTCTTGAGGTAGTGCCATTTGCCGCATCAATTCGGTTCTTGTCATGTGTGCGCCGCCGAGCATTGATTTGTTGTATGCTTCGTGACCACCTGGCGCGTCAAGATGGATGTCCATTTGATCCATCGCGGCCGAATCTGCGCGATCTAATACCTCGCGTCTTTTTGGTGTGAGCCTATAGACTTCATCCAATTTCATTTGACGATATGCGTCAGCAACGGCTTTGATTTGTTTATTTGCATCCATGAGTAGATTCCTTGATCTTTTATTTATCATTCTGCAACCGGCAACCACGGTAACCACGGTTCATTCTCTCGTCGTGAACTTCTTGAACCACCGCGATCCAATTCTTTGTCCAATGGAGCCAGATTCTGTGCTTTGATGCCTAATCGTCGCGCCCCGGCTTGGTAGATGCGGTGTTTCTTTGGATGTGTTGTGTCGTAAATGAAAACAGGGGGTTTGCCGTTTTTATGAATCTGACTGCTCACAAAGTGTGAAAAGTGGTCAAACACTCTCTTGGTGACATCTGATGGAAAATCATGAGTTGGATTATTGCTATGAGTGCCACCTACTGAAAACAAGACTTCCCAATGATGATCCCCGGTAGGACTTTTCATGAATGATGTGTGTATAGTCTTGTCGGATATCACAAAACCATTTTCTCCTCTTGGTTTGTGGTGATACACGACATAATCTTCTTTGTCAATAGTTCTATCTGGATGATCCGGGTGTGGTTCCCCTCTATTCGGTGTCTGATCACCACGAAAGATCTCTGAGAGGTATTGCCGAAAGGTGAGCATGAAATTATTTATGAAATCTACATAATATTTGACAGACCATTCAAACATACACCCATTGAATGTCGTACAACCATATGGAGGAAAACCATGAAAACTATACTGATCGTTCTAATGAGTTTGCTGATGATGGCTGGAGTAGAAAAGGACAAGACAACTCCCGAAGTGAATACTTTCTTTGTGCAATGGAAAGATGATATGAACAAAGATGCCATTTTGGCGAATGTTCACGGAATCGAAACCGTAGAACATTATTCCCATATTCCGAACCTTACCCTTGTGAACATGGAAAATGTGGCTTTTATGGAACCAGCCATGTCCACCCTTTTGATGAATCCAAATGTCGAATTTGTGGAGCAAGATAAAGTCTTTGTGGCACAACAGACTGAAGTGATTCCGAACGATAGTGGGTTTTCGCAATGTTGGGGGCATCGAAACATTGGTCAGTCTGGTGGACTTATCAACTTTGACATGAACACAACCAATGCGTGGACAATAACAAAAGGTTCTGCGAATATTCGTATTCTTGTGTTTGAGACAGGTATACAACAGGATCATCCAGACATCAACCAACTACCCGGAAGGGATTTCACCACGGGTGTGGTGAATGGGGTAGCAGGGGGAGGTCCAAGCACTTCATTTGACAATCATGGCACAGCGGTGGCAGGATGCATCACAGGAATCATCAATAATTTAATTGGCACAGTAGGAGTTGCACCTGACTGCAAGGTGGTCTCTGCCAAGGTGGGTACGGCAAATACGGCAGGATCATGGCAAGGACAGACATCTTGGACGGTGAATGCAATCAATTGGGGAATTGCAAACGGTGTCCGTGTTACGAACAATAGCAACGACTATGGTACGGCATCGACTGCCATGACGAATGCGTATATCGCTGCACGGAATGCAGGAGTAGTCAACTTCGCAAGTTCGGGAAACTCAGGAAACACAAGCATCGCATTTCCTGCACGATCAAACGGAGTGATCGCAGTCGGTGCATCGAACCGAAACGGTCAGAAGGCTTCATTTTCTTCTTATGGGACAAAACTTGCATTTGTTGCAGCAGGACAATCAATCTATACAACGGATCGAACAGGATCGAATGGATATGGATCGGGAGACTATACAATCATTGACGGCACATCGTTCTCTTCGCCATATGCAGCCGGAGTTGCTGCCCTCATATTATCTGCGAATCCATCTTTGTCTGCTTCTGAAGTAGAAACAATCATGCAAACTACATGCCGAGACATGAGTACCATTGGATATGATACTCTCACCGGGTGGGGAATGCTGAATGCCGAAGAAGCAGTTCGTGTCGCTCTTCCCCCATCCTGTCCCCTAGATTTCAACGGAGATAGAAATGTAGATGGAGGGGATCTTGGTATCTTGCTTGGTTCTTGGGGAACGTCCGAAAATGATATCAATGGCGACGGAACAACAGATGGAATGGATTTAGGTATCTTCCTTGGCAGTTGGGGTTCTTGTCAGGCATAAAAAAGTCCCTATTGCTAGGGACTTCTTTCATGGCATGGAGAGGGTTTTGTATTGCTGTTTAGGGATTGCCGAAAGCGTTTCTTCTTCTTTTATCTGCCTTCAATTTCTTAGCAACTGTATCTGTGGCTGATCCTAAAGTTCTCATCCCGTGTTCTGTTTGTCTTGAAGCAGGCATTGTTCTTTCTCTTTGAACTCCTTGAGCAATTGTAGAGCCTGCATCTAGTAGTCCACCGATCAATGCTTTATTACTTGGCAAGTTTTCGATGCCTTTCACTATCTTTTTTCCTACTTGTTGTGCTGCACCAACTACTGCGGTTCGTGCTTTCGTGGCGAGATTACTCAGCACACCTTCGTTCACGGGTTCTCCCATTCTCTTTTTTATCATGTTTATGATTCTTTGTTTGTCTTCATATTCTTTGGCATATTCACCTGCTTTTTCTGGTGTTCCAAATTTTTTCTCTATTGCTTCGCCGGTTTTAGCCGATTCTGCTTCGTGTGTTCTGAATATACGAAGCCGCTTTAGTGCTCTTTGTCCTGCTGGAGTGTCGCCTATTTCGTTTAGTAGTTTTTTGTTCATGGGTTTTCCTTTTTTGGTTGTTCTGGGTGATGTATTAAAAGCCAATAGTACCCAGATTGGTGACCACCGCCCGAAGTCGATGAATATACTGTGTTATGGTGTTCTGGCTTATCTGGATCGTAATCATGTATGCGTTCTCCTGTTCGGGTATTCAAGGCACTTACTTTTCCCATTTTTGCCAAATTTTTCCAGACATTTTGCCCGCCTCTGGATTGTCGGGTGCCACTAACGACAGGCATATTCAAATGCTGTGATATCATTCTATAAACATGAGATGGCAATCCAGACACCCTGGCTTTCCTTCCACTATGACTTAATTGAAACAATGGATGTTGAGACACCAAATGTTTTGGGAGATCCATAAAACCTGGTTTTTCTTCCGAAAAAGTAACTACTCCAACTCGGTTGCCTTTATGAGTAACAACAGCATGATGTTGCCTGTATATGTGCCCGCCAATTGATCCAACCATTTCAGTAGGGACATGATGGACTTCATATGGTCCAATTTCTCCTATTTTCTTTAAAGGAGTATCCCCTTTGGCTGTATCCAAAGATTTTAATCTATAGCGAAGGTCTGCCGCTCTAAATGCCTTATCCTCTTTGCTTTGCTCGTACTCATCATCAAGATAAGGCATATCTTCTGAAATAAATTGCTTGAATCTCAACATAGAAGTATGTAGAATACTAAAACAATGACTGAACACCAACCCTTAGACTACCGCCTTCGCTGCCACTCGAAGCGCACCGATCTTCCCCCTGATGTTCTGCGGGATATCTGTGAGTCGTATGAGTATATGCAACTTCTTCGTGATGAATTGACTGAGCGTATTCATATGTGTGATATGCGTTCAGAAAAGATTCTTGAACTTACTGCCGAGCGCGACGAGGCGAGACGGGAGATATGCGTTATGCTTGAAGATGCAACCAACAATCACCGAGAAAATCACGCAAAGAGGTGGGGCTGGGACTGTTTCAAGGAGGACGGCAAGTGAACGCAACCGCAGACTGGCTACGATTCACAATAGGTCAGATTCGCAATGAGATTGACTGCCGTATCGAACATGGGGCGGACAGCAACGGACACTTGGAGGCGATCCGTGACATGATCGACCAAAAATTGTATTCGCAGGAAGCAATGAACAGACTCGCACAACTTGATGAAGAACTTGGACTACACTAATATGGGATACGCAGTTTCAACGATCTATGATATCGGACAGAAGTTTTCTTCGTCCATCGACCAAGGCTCCATGTACATGGAGGTATCGTACACCAATCCCTTGAAGTTCGATCCCACGCTGACGATTGCGGAGCCTCGCTCCGAAGCAATCGTGGAGCCTACGGTGTCTAACTATGTCGCAGCCACTCGCCCATTCTTCATGGGTTCGTTTGATGGCTTTTGGGTTCACAAGGTCTACAACAACGGCAACCTTGTGATGACCGTGCAGACCGTCGATCAGGATATGTTCATCCCCGTACAGCACGACCGTGTTGAGAGCGTGTCTATGGAGTTGCCGACTGAGAGCATTCCCTACGATGGCCCTGTGCGTCCTCCTGTGCCTGCACCGGGTGTGAGCGCAATGCTTGGACTGGCTGCTCTACTTGCCATTGGTCGAAAGAGAAATAAAAATGGAACAAATTGAATTTTACATTTTTGCAATTTTTGTTGGACTCCCAATGATTACTTTATGGGGAGGACATTTTATAATTTGGCTAATAGATAGAAAAAAGAATAGATGGTAAAGAAAAACCCACCTCACGGTGGGTTTTCCCAATTAGGATGTTATGTTTTTACTTTTTCTTTAACAGGCTATGAATATTACTTAATTCTTTACTATATTTGGTTTTTAGTTTATTCAATTTACCTTTGTCAAATCTTTTAAGTTGTTCTAAGGTGTGGCTTTCTTTTATAGAACTTTTTTCTGGCATCATTGATTCTGCAATAACATTCTCATATGCAAAAACCTTCTCTTGTAGTTGCTTGATTTGTTTGTTTACTTTGGCAAGTTCTAATTGAAGTTGTTGATTTTCTCTTACTAGTTTTTGTTGAAAAATGTGATCCATAAAATTCTCCAAATGTATTTATATCTAAATAGATTTATGAAAGAAACCATGTCATTTAAACCATTTTTTGAATCAAGACTAAAAGATGCAATGCTAAAGGCAAGAGAGCGTCCGGCCATAGTTGCTACCAAAGCGGCTAGACTAGAAAAAGCAAAAGAAACACATAAAGCAATACAAGCCGCACTCAATGGTGGCAAAATTGTTTCTATACGAGCAAGAAAAACACCAGACTTTGAAGCACCAGCAGTAGATCATCATCTTGTGATGCATCAAGGAAGTCTAATGCTTGTTGATCCAAGAGGAATGGGAAAACATGTATCCCTGTTGACTGCATCCGACACCGGACACATTGTGGTTAATTTTAAAGAGAAAAACAGAAGAGCCCCTAAACCAATTTATCTACATGCCGGCCACGGTGCTGTTGGTGATATGATTGAAACTGATGTTGATTCTTCTCCATATAGAGTTTCTATGATTGGTGGAAATCCACAATTCAGAGGATTGCCCGATCTATCAGAAGAAACTAGCAAATTTCGTATTATGAATCTTCTAGAACAGCGTCTTGAAAAAAAAAAAATTGGTGATGTAATCAAAGCAGTTGGTGGTGGACTTGCACTTGCCGGTGCAGTAATTGGTGGTCACCAAGCATATTTAAGATCAAAGCCAAAACCAATAAAAACAGAAATTGTTGCTCCCCAAGAAAACATAGGATCTGGGAAAGTTGTAGCACAGACAAAACAAGAGCAACCAACATCTAAAGCACACATTATAGCATCTGAACTGATAAGAGAACGAGAAGGATTCAGATCAACAGCGTATAATAAAGATGGGCGGTGGACAATTGGACATGGAAACACTAGGTATTCAAACGGAACCCCAGTCAGAGCCGGAGACACAATTACCAGAGAACAAGCAGACAAGGAACACGAACACCACATCCAACATGTGGTGATACCAAAATTAGAAAAGACTATTCCTCATTGGGGAACCATGAACGACCATCAAAGAGCATCGTTAATTAGTTTTTCATATAATGTTGGTGAAAATTTTTACGGGCACAAAAATTACGAGACAGTAACACATGCACTTAGCCATCCCGATAACTGGCACAAAGTTCCATCAGCAATGGCTCTCTACACCAAGGCACTTGATCCAAAAACAGGAAAAAAAGTTGAACTTAGAGGTCTAAAAATAAGAAGAGAGCAAGAAGGAAAATTATGGGAAAAACCAGTCAGTTGAGTTCGAACGCAATAGCGCCGGCAGTTAGTGTTATACCATAAACAGAGACTGGAATGACTGTGACTGTGTTAGCGGCTCCAGTGATACCACAAGTAGAAGAAACCCAGTCTCCACCGGAAATTCCCTTAAATTCTACCGTAGCACCCACCCCACCAATTAACATGATACCTTTATTTTTTTGTAATTTGCCGTTTGCGACTATTCTTCTGGCGCTTTTGTAGATATCCATTTTTTGTTCCTCTTTACAAGTAAAAGTATGTATACTATAAATAGAATTACGGAGATTCATATGAACAACCAAACCAAACAAGTTTTAGACACAGTTTTATCAATAGTCAATAAAGACCAAAACATAACAGATTTAGCAACAAATTTGATTTTTGAGTCAGTTTGTGTATTTGAATCTATGTTTGAACCGCTAACAGAAGAACAAGAACAATACTTGATTGATTTGGCAATCGATCATATGAAGGATCCATATCAAGTAGATGTCAATCTAAATGAGTCCGTAGACTATTTGGTAGAAAATCATTCTCCACAAGAAGTTTTTATAGCACTGTTGGAATTAAAAATTAATCCATCACTAGTTCAACTTTCTAAACAAAAACCCAAGGACTCCGACGATGAAGAAGACGAGGAAGCGGCAGCAGAAGAGGAAGAATTAAGAAAAAGACAAGAAACAAATACATTAAATCCATTCGGAACAATGGGTACAATGATACAAGCCGCCACAACAGGTGTTATGACTCAACCCGGCATGAATATAATCAATAGATCTCCCATAATGAATGAAGAAAATGAGAATGCACTCAAAAAACATAAAAAGAAAATCTTCAAAATTAGTTTTATGGATAAAGGGGTGAAGAAAAAAGGAACCGCGGTTTCGCATAAAGGAGTTATGCGAATTGTTTCTGGTAAAAGTCATTTTAAGGTTTATGATGAAAAAAACAGAGATGTTACTTCTGAATTTAAATCACACAAATCTAGCCATAAAAAGAAAAAATAATAACTGACTTACACTAAAATGTGTATTATACTTTGTAATGTTGCAAAAAAAGTTTGTTCATATTCCTCATCAGTTTGATAATGTTGAATCCGTTGAAAACGAATCTGGTAGAAAATACCTCGTTGACGGAAACTATTATCCCTCTGTAACAACGGTAACAGGATGGCAAAAAAGATCATTCTTCGCGGAGTGGCGAAAAAACAATCAAGCAGAATCAAAACGGGTAGTAAAAAGAGGGACAAGCCTTCACTCCGTCATAGAAAAGTACCTCCTAAACCAAGAACTCAATACGAAAGAGATGTCGGTGGACATACTGGACTTATTCCTCCAGATAAAAACCACTATAGACCGAATTGATAACATTCATGGTTTAGAATGTCCTCTTTTTAGCAAAACTATTGGTTTAGCAGGGAGAGTTGACTGTGTTGCTGAATTTGACGGCAAGTTATCCATAGTAGATTTTAAGGGAAGCACCAAAGTCAAAAGAGAAGAAGACATAGAAAACTACTTCACCCAGACGACAGCATATTCAATTATGTGGCAAGAAAAATTCAAAATACCGATCAAAAATGTATGCATTATAATTTCATGTGAAACGGGCGATACACAAATATTTCAGAGAAACCCAATTCATTATGTTAATAAACTAAAACAGGCAATAGACTTTTACAGGAGTACAAATGGACATTAAGAAACAGATCAATATTCGAAACACAAAAGCATGGGTTCAAGCAAATGAAACCACAAATTCAAACAAATATAGAGAAGCATTTGTCAAAAAATATGGTGGATGCTTCAAAAAAAATAAAAACTTGTGGTTTTGGTCGGAAAAGGTTGAAAAAGAAGAAACTCCAACCAAACTTTGGCTTTTCTCAAGGAATGATGGTATATCTTTCATGTCTGAAAATTTCTCAGAATTTTGCAGAACACACGAACTTTCGAAATCTGCAATGTATGAATTAATGGCTGGAAAGAGAAAAAGCCATAAAGGATTCATCAAGATAGATAAATTAGTGTAGTTCATCCCAAATAACCACAGGGATGTCCAACCAGCCGAGCAAGTGCTCGGCTTTCTTTTTCTACATATCTTACAGGGTTTATCCTGCGGAAACTGCACATGAATATATTAACTGAAGCAAAACAAGTAGGTTCGGCATTCTTAGTAACAGGAGCGTTTAATCCTTATACAAGGGGACACGAAGAAGTAGCAAGAACAGCAGCAGAACACGCACATAGTTCCGGTTATAGTCATTTTTATCATGGATTGGGTGCATCTGAGAACAAACCAGACGCTCCTCTTTCTTTCTCTCAAAAAGAGGGAATAGTAAAGGAATCTCATAAACACATAAGAGGCGGTTTGGGTAAAACAAATCTTAAGTTTGGCATTATTCCACAAAAATCATCCATAACTCCATTTCATCAATTAGTACATCTGGTTGAAAAGGGAAAGCATAAGCACATTACTGTTGCTTTAGGTCCAGATCAATTCATCGGTGACAAATCCGTTAAGAAAAGCATAGAAGAACATATTAAAAAACATGGTGGTCTACTGGGTTCTGACAGAAAGACAGTGCATAAGGTAAAGATTGATTTTCATCGCCTCGCGGAAAAACGAGATGAATCAGAAAGAAGTCCAAGTCAACTACGAGCACTTATTCAAAACGGAAGAATGCCGGTTGAACACGCAAAAGCAGGCAGATTGAGAGCAGCAGTACAAACAGGAGATGATGAATTGGCACACTCACTTATGCCAGATTCTATTCATGCCGCAGGAAAACAAAAAGAATACGCAAGAATGATTAGATCTCAGTTTAAAAGCATTGCAGCACAAACTAAACCCAAGAAGAAAAAGAAGATCACAGAAATGTTCTCTATTGAAAAAATCAATGAGTATATTTCTATGTTAAATGAAGCCCAAATCGTTCGATCAGTAATCAATCAAAGAAAATACGCTCTCGCAGAGAGATTAAAAAGAGCAAAGGCGTCAAAAGATTCCGTGGAAGAACAAAATGCAAAAATACAAAACGCTCGCATGAGAACAAGGATAGAATTTGGAAGAAAACTATTGGCAGCAAAACGATCAGAAATTGCTGCTGGTCTAGATAAACCTCCACGAAGAACAGGCACCCCAAGTAAAACAGTTAATGAAGAAACTTTGTTGGAAGCAACTAGAAGAAAAAGCGTATCCTCTCCTGCAAAGACAAGAACAAAAGTAAGAACTGAAGTTCGTGCAGCAGGAAGTTCAATGAAGAAAGATACAATTCGGAAGCAAGAAGAACGAAAACAGAAGAAAAAAGGAAAATATGCCGTTGTCCTTGGTAAAGATAAAAAGATTAAAATCGTAGAAAGAAAAGCAATAGGTAAATCTAAAGTTATTGTTTCTCCTGAAAAATTTGATAAGGGCAAAGCCAAAAAGTACTTGGAAGATCCTACTTTCGAAATTACAGATTCTTCTAAGAAAATATTCCCAGAGTTTTCTAGAGCAAAACCAAAGGGTGCTGTGAAGAAGAAAAAGGCAAAAGAAACAAAGAAAAAAGCAAAAAAAACAGTAGAAAAAAAACCAACTGTAACCAAAAAAGATCCAAGAACAATACTCCCAGAACTTCCAAAAGTTCCACCAAAGGGAAAAACTAGAACAACTCCAAAATCTCAATACGAAGATTGGGATCACAGTTCTTTGGATTTAGAAGCAGCAATTCCTGTAGTTCTTAATCAAGTTTTGGGTGTAAAGGGAACTGATCCAAAATTAGAGAAAAAAATAAACGAAAAAATAGCAGCAAGTAAAACTTTGCAAGCATCAGCAATGCGTTGTGTGCAACAAATACAACAACAATTTGGTGATGTGGTTGGCGTTCACATGGGTTCAGCCAAAACCAAACTAACAAAACAATGGACTGATTCTGGTGGTACAGATAGTACACCAAAAACAGATATAATGTTTGTTCCTAGAGATTTGTGGAAACAAGCAAATGGTGATGTCACCAAGATAGATCCGAAAAAATGCATTAGAGCAAGCATGAAAGTTGGTGCCTCTCGTATCTTAAATGCCGAGGGAGGAGAAGCAGCAGCAACCGTAGAATCTGCCCTTACTATGGCTGGAGATATAGCCGCAAAAAATCCTAAAGTTAAAGGTATAGTCAAAAAAATTAAAGATGCATTATTGAATTTTGCCAAATCTGCTGAAACAGGAACTTATGAAGTTGGTGAAATCAAATCCTATATCTCTGATGGTGAACTTCCATCTGGCGCTAATGAAATAGAGATGAGAAAGTACAAAAAAATAGTTGAAGAACAAGATAAATTAAAAGATGATGTGGCAAATATGTTCCGAGAAATTTTTGATATTAGTGAAGAATTCCAAACTTCAATGATATTAGAATCATTTAGTGGTGTTGGTAAGTTTGGAGCAAATAATGCTGCATGTGCAACTCATTTACTCGGAATGAATAAAGATGGAACTGGTGTAAAAGTTGATGTAATCAGCGAATCCCTTGTTAGAAAAATTCTTCCAGATTTAAAAATAAGAGGAGCATTCAAGGGGAGATCTAGGGCAGTTAAAGGACAGAAGAAAAAAATGAGATCTTTTTCTACTTTGTTTAATATTGATTATACACCAAGACTACACGAACAAATGGAAAATTCTGCTTTAGGTGTCCCAATGAGTTCTGTGATGAAAAATGATTTAGATCAAATTGGAAATGATGTTAATGCACTTATGATGTATTCCGACTTAGAACCACAAATAATGGTATCTAATGAAATTGATGTTACAGATTATATGGATGGAACATCTAGAGGTTATAATCAAATTGTTATAGATGGTAGAAAAGTTTTCTCTATTCCGGTTATGGATTACCAACAATTTGAGGAAAACCCACAGGAGATTAATGAACAATCATACGAGTTCATAAATGATTTCTTGATTGAAAATAAAAATAACGAAGAAGCACTCAACATTGCATTGACTTCTGGCTTAGTTTCACCCGAAACAATAATGATGTGTGATTTAGAGTCAGACTTAGCAAGTTTGTTAAATGAAATGTGGGAAAATAGTTTATTGTCTCCAGAAATGTTTGCAAGTTTTGTGAACGAGGCAAGAAATTATAGAAAAGAATATGATAATTATCATAGTAAACCAAAACAAAGAAAAAATAGATCTAGCAGAGTATTGGCTCGGCGCAAAAAGATAAAAAAGGGACATGTCCGTAAAGGGGATGGAAATGATGTTCACCACGAAGATGGGAATCCACAAAACAATTCGGATTCAAATCTCAAGGTTCTTTCAAAGAGCAAAAATAGATCTATGAACGAAGAACATGGTGCAGGAGAAGCCGGAACAGATGAATTGCGAAAAAAATATGTGGAAGAAACACCATATATGATTGATCCAGTTAAGAAGATTTTAAAAGGAGTAGTTAAAAATGGCATCAAACGCAACTGACATAATACTTCATTGGTTTGAAGTGGCGAGTATTGTCACCGCAGTAACTGTTGGTGTCTTTCTTACTGGTATTAAACTTTTATTCAAAAAGAAATGTGATGAAAACAAAAAATTTATTCAAGTTCATAGCGAAATACACGAAACCCTTACAGAACTTAGAATCAAAACAGATGCAGCAAGAGCACAAGTTATACAATTCCACAATGGAGAATACTTCATGGATGGAGTTTCGATGCGTAAGTTCACTCTCACTCACGAATCTTTGTCTCGCGGGATGTCGGCCGATGCCGGAAGAATTAAAGGATTGCTCTGCTCGATGTTTCTTCCACTACTAAATGCAGTAGTAGCAAATGATCCAAAAATCATTTCAATGTATGATTTAGAGCATTCATTTTTTAAACAATTTTTTGAAGATAATAATGTAGAAGGATTCTGTGTTTTACCAATAACTATAAAAAACCAAATTACTGGATTCGTATTATTACAATGGTGCAATTCGACTAAATTTGATTTAGTTGATACTGGCGTGGTGAAGGAAATGATGCAAACTGCGAGAAGCGCAATAGAAGTACAAATAGCATCTCAGAAAAAAGGTTAAATACTAATGTTAAATGAAGATTTAAGAAGATGGTTTAGAGAAAAATGGGTTGATATATCCAAAAAGACAAAAGGTGGAAAACATCCTCCATGTGGAAGAGAAAAAGCCAAAGATTCAAAATACCCAAAGTGTAGACCATCTGTTAGAGTTTCATCAGAAACACCAGAAACTTCTGGGGAAATGACGAAAACAGAAAAGAAAAAGGCAGTGACACAAAAAAGAAGAGCAGAATCCAAAGTTAGCACAGAAGGAAAAGGAAGAAAACCAGTTATGACATCTCACAAAAAAATAAATGAAGAAACTTTAAACAAAATAACTAACTTTGTTTTAAAACAATCTATACCTATGGTGAACAATCGGTTTGAATTTAATTTCAATAAAACAATACTAGAAAATATTGATTCTTCCTTCTTAAACAAAAAAGTAATAATTCAATACTTGAACGAAGAAAATGCCCCAGTATTCCAAAAAGGCATATTTAAAATAGCATCAAATGTAAAAATTAAAGAAGGTAAAGATTTTGAAATATTGACAAATTCAGAATCAATTGGCGTTAATTATGAAGACATTCTTTCGTTAAAAACCATCAATGACAAACATATTATTCAATATGATATTTTAAATGAAGGAAAGAACAAACCAACAAATGCAAAACTCTGGTCAAAAGCAAAGTCACTAGCAAAGCAAAAGTTCAAAGTATATCCAAGTGCCTACGCCAATGGTTGGGCAGCAAAGTGGTATAAAAAACACGGAGGTGGTTGGAAAACCGTAAATGAAGAAGTTCAGAACAACATAGAAATAAATGAAGAAACAAAAAAAATAGTATCAAAGTTAGTTTCTAATCTTCTTCCCTCTTTAAATGAAGAAATTGTAAATGCAAAACACGCAGGAACAATGACTAAAAAGGAAATAAAAAGCAGAGACAAAATTGCGAAGAAAATAAAAGCAAAACCCATAAAGGGCAAAGATACTGAAGAAAATGCCAAATATCGGCTTGCTACTTATATTGAATTACGCAAGAGGGGTCAAGAACCAAAACCCAAAAAGAAGAAAACAAAAAAGAAAAAAGGTAAACCATGAAAAGTTTTACTGATTATTTAAAAGAACAAGAACAACCAAGTTTACCTTGGGAACACGCCATAGAGGCAAAAAAGAAGAGAGAACAAGAGGAAAACTGGGATAAAGAGTACGATAAACACGCAGACAGAGGTGGCGTATCACACAAACAGATCATAAATTTGATCGGTGAACGCCCAAAAGACTAAATCCCCAACAAAAAAGCCGCATAAATAAACAAAGAGGACAACATGAAACGATTTAAAGAACTCAGAAACGAAATTCAAGAACTCGCAGAAGATTATTCCGAAGGTGGTGGAATGGGTTATGACCCAACCCTTTCATCAAAGGGTAGATCTGCTGTTGATATGGTTCAACCAACAAACTATAACAATGTAGAGGAACTGGATAAACTAAATGCATTCTTATCCGCATTTACATCTAGAACCTATCTAGATCCAAAATCTGCTTTATTCTTGCTCAGAGCAAAAATGAATCATGTAAATGTTGATTTTGACATGACTAAAGCAACAGAATTAGAGATCGGAAAGCAGTATGAACTTCCACTAATGAGATTTGGTGGTACATTCGGAACTTCACCGACTCACGATCTTGCACAAGGTTTTGAAAAGACTAATGGGTTCAACGGTGGAAATTTTGTTCTTCAATTGACTGTAGAGCCATCAGGTGGAGAAGAACGAAGAGCACCATATTTCATCAAGGCAAGAATCGTAGAGAAGTAATATTTTTATGAAGTTTGGAATTCTTAATGATGATAATTTTATGATGTTTGCTATGCAACATTATGATAATCCTGTTTGTAAAGGCATACAAGAATTCAATGATGATTTGACTAGAGTAAAGTATATAAAAAGATTACTCAACAGATATGATAAAACAAAAGACTTGAAAGAAAGATTAATTCTAAATCACATAATTTTATTGAATAATGTATTTGGCAATGAAGCGTGTTCTAGAATTCTTTTCTTTAAGGTCTGTCCCAAACTTCATCCATATTTAAAGTCGTTTTTGGAATATTTAAATATATTGCCAAAAACAATACCGGAAGCCGATTTGACTAAAATTATGAGTGATCATAGAATAAACATACTTTTAAAGAATCTAAAATGAATTCACTTTCTTATTCCAACATAGTAACAAGTTTCACAATATGGGAGTTTTTGTCGGAATTGACAAAACCATTCACCCAAATGGATATTTACAGGGTTGGGATAATAGACGCGAATGGTAAATTTCTCAAAGATCCGCAAGACTACAAAACACAACAAGAAGCCAGAGCAGGGAATGCCTTTTATCGTCTTATAGTTGTTCTAAAGAGAGCATTACGAACATCATCAGATCCAATGGTTAGATACGCCATGACAAATCCGATGGCTGCTCTACGAGCATTGTCAGAAGAAGTAGAAACTCTTGGTGGGAATTCTAATTACTTTTTAGAGTATCTTACTCCCATTGTAGAAGAAATGTCTGTTGGTGGTGGTGGAATTGTTGGAGTGGGAGTTCCTGCTGACAAACCAGAGGATGTTGTAGTTACTCCACAAGCAGCCAAAAAGCACAAGAGAAGAGTAAAAACAGGAGTTGGTAGAAAACTCTTTGAACAGTTATTAACCGAAGCAAAACGAGTTGTAGAAACAACCGGTCACATGACACATGTTGGTGATTTCTTATATCATGGTGATCCTATGGTTGCTATAAAGCATTTAGAAGCAACTCATAAAAGGTTTCATACTGGTAGGGAAACAAAAGATCATAAATTATCATTGAAGGCTGATGGTGGGATGAGCATTGTTATAAAACGACACAAAGACGGAACTCCTGCTGTTGCTTATAAAACTGGTGCCGCAGAGTATCGAACCGAAAAGGAAATAGAAGCCGCGGGAAAACCACACTTAACCGCATCTCTTGTTCCAGCACTTCAATTGGCGAAAAAACTAAATTTAAGACCAGGAACAGCAGTACAAGGAGATTTGTTGTTTGCCGGCTCTGAGCATCGCGGTAGAGCACAGCCAAATGCAATTAATTATTCTGTTCCACATAATTCCACAATTGGTTTTGCTCCACATTCTGAATACAAAACAGATGGCGGAACATTAGATCTTAGAAAGACATCAAGCCATCCAGATCATTCGGGATTGCAAGCGGAAGGTGCATTTATTCCAAATTTGGCAATAACTAAAAAAACCAAACTAGCATTGACACCAAAAAGAAATGCTTTGATTTCCAAATCATTGACTGCTGCTAAAAAAATTCTGTCAGATAAACAACTGATAAAATTCAGCAAATCATTACCATCAAATAAAAAATTTCACAAAATGTTACAAGAATACTCAAATCACGCAGCAAGAACAAGTGGTGTTAGAACTACTGATAATTTGAGAAAGTTCATTGATATTCACATGAACAAGGCATCTCAACGAGGTTTATCCGAAAAAACCAAAAAATCTATGGTAGATTCTTTTCATGGATTCATAAACACAAATTCGCATCATTTTGATAACCTTTTTGCAGCACACGGACACATAAACACGGCAAAACACGCCATGTTAGATCAATTTGGAGAACATCACGATCAATTTAGTCTTCGTACTCATGGTGGTGAAGAACACGAAGGATTTGTATCTGCTTTAGGTGTCCCCGGAGTTAGGGAAACCCAAGCAAAGTTTGTCAGAGAAGGTCCCGGTGGATTCCCAGAGAAGAATGTCAAAAATGCCATTATTCGCTTCGGAAAAGCACCAGAAGCATAAATAACATAAACGGAGGTATAGTATGTTTCCAACAGAATTGATTTCCATGCTAGGCGGTGGGATCACAGGGTTTCTTTTTAGGTATTGGGCGCAAAGAGCACAAGATCAAAAAGAAATGTTCCAAATGGCAATGGAAGCTAATAAGCAGACAACCGAGAATCAGGACAAAGCAGTAAAGAGAGTCCCAATTGATGTGGGTAAGGGCGTTCGTCAATTTATTGTTTTAACTGTTTTATTCGGAACAATTGCAGCACCATTTATACTACCATTTTTTGGTGTACCAACTTTCGTAGAAGTTGATGCAAAGAATCCAGAGGGGTTATTTGGTTTAATCCCAGAAACCACTAAGAAGTTCTTTGTTCAGATAAATGGATTCCTTTATACTTCCGAGAATAGACAAATTCTTCTTAGTATCATTGGATTTTATTTTGGTACTGCCGCTGGCGGAAACAAATCATAAGGAGTTGCAATGAGACTTATCATATCAGCGATCATTTTATTTTTACTTTTTGGGTGTGACACAACACCACAAATAATTCCAGACACAACTCCGGATAATGCAATCATATTGGGGATGAAGGACAGAATAAACGAGCCTGGTGCCGGGCATTCTTCGTATAGTTGGGTATTTTGGTATGTTCCAATTCTTATCATAGCACTTTTATGGGCGTATAGAGAATATATCCGTAAGCCACTTTTGTGCGATGATGGCGAACAAAAAGACGAAGTTGTAGAAACAAAAAACACACCATCTGGTGTGTAATTTGCTCCTCAGATTGGAAATCAATTAGAGGGAGCCATGCGAAAAAGGATTAGTATGGTTTTACCGAAGCACTCTCAATTTGCACATCTTCAAAAGGGACCCCTATTACAAGGAGGTGATCCAGCCATTACACTCTGGGACAATCCCGGTATGAGAGCCGTTGATAAGGTTAACTCCACTCCAACTGATAGATTATTTATAATTTATTCAGTTTTGGAAAAATAAACATACTATTCTTTGGCAGAAATAGTCTGCCATAAACTCTTACAGATGTAATAAGAGTCTACGATGTCGGAAACGGGGTTTCCGACATCTTTTTTATTGGGGGTAATAATATCTTTCAGCATTAATCCAGTTTCGGATACAAAAGCATTGTACATCGATTCTTTGTCCGCATTTCCCTTCCCCGTCGCGTTCTTTTTCACTACTGTGGGTGGAATCGTATCCACTGGTATCCCCTGCTGAAATAGTTTGTATTTCAAGATTCCAGTATTTTCCGCTATATGAAATACTCTGCCCTTGGCGGCGTAGGCGTAATCTTCTATGCCAACCATCTTGCAACCGATTAGGTATTGAATAGCCCATTCCGAAATTGTGTCGTATCTTTGACATTCGCTATTGTAATCCTCAAATGATTCACCACGAACATTTCCAATAAAGGTTGTTTGTAGTTTTTTAACATCAGACAAAAAGTAAACCATGCAAGTATTGAAAGAAAACCCACCCAAGGCAGAGTTGTATATACAAATACTAGGAGAGGTTAAACTATAATCAATTCCCGCATATATCATGTAGGTATTTATTAACCTAACAGGAGTAGTGGTTCCGGCGGCCTGAAGATCGGTACTTCAAACGATCCTGAGGCGAAGCGGGTCCGGCCACTACTCCTGTACTATTATATAGTGGCTTTAAGCCGTTTTGCTACCCATTCTGCCACATTCACCGTGACAGCATTTCCCATCTGATTATATCTTGCGCTATTAGATAATCCCTCTGTCCAATTATCAGGAAACCCCTGAAGTCTTTCCGTTTCAATTGGAGTAAGATATCTAACTCTATCTTCGTTTTCTATTACTAAAACACTAGATCTTTGTCTGACATCAAATAAATTTAAAGTGTTTGCGTAATCAGTTTCTATCCAAGTCTCAAAGTCTTTTTTTGTTTGTGCTTTTCTAGACTTTCTAATTGTTATGGGGTATTTTTGATCAGGTTCGTCAAAGAGAGAGTTAACGGTGGATACAAAGTTTTTCCGTTGCGCTGTCCTCGCTCTAGAATCCCCTCGCATGTCTTCTTTGAGAGCAAGTACTTCTGATGCGCGTTCTCCTGCAAGATCTGCGATAACGAACACTCTTTCTCTTCTTTGGGGAACACCGAAGAATCTGCTGTCCAAAACTCTCCATGCGATAGATTTAGGGTTCCACTGTTTGACCATTTCGTGGAGAACGACGGCGAAATCCCTTCCTTTATTGCTTGTGAGCATTCCGGGGACATTTTCGACCACCACGAAGGATGGTTGTTTTGGCATGTCTCTGACGATTCGAATAAACTCATAAAATAATCCTGATCTTTCTCCTGCTAATCCTTTTCTATTTCCAGCCACAGACAAATCTTGACACGGAAATCCACCAACAACCACATCTACTGATTCTATTTTGGTTGGATCTATAGAGCAAACATCATCATATATTTTTGTATTTGGAAAATGTTTGCTGAGAATATTTCTGCATGTTTTCTCTTTATCACATGCCCAAGAAATAGAAAACCCTTGACGCTCAAATCCGAGATCAAGACCTCCAACTCCTGAGAATAACGATCCTACCTTCATTTATTGCTTACCAGAGTTCATACAAGTTTTTGTTGACTTTGGTGGTTTTATTGTATCCCGAATTATTCCACACATGATTCCATATAATACCACAGGAATTAGAAATAGTAAACAACCATATAGAACAAATGGATCATGCCATTTTGTGGGTCTATAATCGTCATAAAGATGATTGTTCGATTGCATATGTTCCAATTTTTAGTTCTCCTTTGATATCCTCATAGAGAAAAGTGCAGTTATCTTTTTCAGTCCAGCATCCGCAGTTTGCGTATACCGTCCCATGCACTTCCGCAATCTTTGGATTGTGAAGATGTCCGCATATCACACCATCATACTTCTTGTCCTTGGCGTATCTGCATATGACATCTTCAAAACTTTCAATGAACTGTGCTGCCCTCTTTACTTTAATCTTTACATACTTGGACAAAGACCAGTATCGCATTCCTAATGCTCTACGACACCAATTGAAGATTTCATTTAGATCAAGCATAATTTCGTATCCAATGTCTCCAAGTTTGTAAACAGAAGAACTGATTGGATATTTGGTTAGCAAATCAAACTGATGTCCGTGAAGAACGAGAAACTTCTTTCCGTTCTTGGTGGTGTAATCCATTCTCTCGTACAGAGAAATGTTTCCAAATATTTCATGCCCTATAAACTTTGCCATGAACTCGTCATGGTTTCCATAGATGTAATGAACCTTGGTTCCCTTGCGAGAAAGTTTCAACAATCTTTCCACGACTTCAACCTGCCCAATCTGCTTCTCATGGCGCATGGAGAATGCGTCCTTGAATCTCCAAATGTCTATGATATCACCTACCAAGTAGATGTTATCGAAGGTATTGAACTTCAGGAAGTCTATGAGAGGCTTGTGTTTTGCCTTCTTGGAGGCAAGGTGAAAGTCTGACAGAAAGACTGTTGTGTAATGCATTATGTGATATCAACTACTTCGCACTTATCGCCGGTACAAGCAAAGGTTTGAGTGCCAGAAGTCTTATCTTCTTTTTCATACTTCACAAGATCTGACCAATTAACATTTTTTGGCATCTTCTCAAGGAGTGCCATGTATTCTTCCTTACTGCACTCTTGATATGGTGCTTGACGATAATTGTGATCACTGTGTGGTAGGAATGATATACCACTGATTTCATCGAAGTGTTTATATACCCAAGCACCGACATCCATCCATTCATTTTCACGAACGGTTACAGTAATACTTGGCTTATGCTCACACCAATGACGCTGATACACCAACCAAAGTTCTAGGTGCTCAATTGCACCCAAATCATTACGAGTCAGACATCCCTCTGGTGACTTCGTTGGGAAGGAGAATACCATTACAGAATCGGGTTTCATTACGCACTTTTCGTGAGGGAATCCCATGTCCATCATCATTTTACACAATGGATCCTTTTGATCTGCACGAACAGTACGAATATAGTATTCGCTGTGTCTTGGGTGAATACCAGATGCGGCATCTACTAATTGCGAAACTGTGCCAGATGGTTTTATGCAAGTAATGGCGGCAGCAGATTCAATTCCAATTTTTGATGCATACTCTTTGTTTACTTCTACTGCAATGTTTTTAAGTTTGACAAGACCCTTTTCCAAATTAATAACATCATTTGCCATATGTTCATTGTCAAGAATTCCTGTTAGAGATACGCCCAGAAGTGCCTCTTCCTCACAGTTCTTCTTCCATTCGCTGGAAAGATATGGGAAGTTCGTTAAAGACGCTTGGAATGTACCTAGGATCGTCGCTAAACGAACCTTACGAGCAAGATTGTCTGCGGTGTCATCTGCTCGCACAACGACTTCTGTGAGGTTACAGAACTCTCTATCTCGTAGAATGATTTCAGAGCAAGGATTGGTTCCAAACTCATAGTTTGGATCACGACGATCCCCTAGTTTGGCAACAGTCTTTTTGCAAGCCTCACGATTAAAGATACCGCGCTCGCCACTCTTGCTCTTATAAAGAGACATCCATTCTTCCATAAAGATGCCCATGTCTGGCTTTTCTTTGTATGCAACTGAGTTATTGGCCAAGGCGCGTTGGGGATTGTCGTTCCACCATGCTCCTGACTTTGCATCGCGCATTCTCTCATCAGTGAGGTTGCTAAGTGAAATAAGTGCGGATCGTCGCACACCTCCAACCACGACAACCTCTGCAATTTTACAAACGATATCATGACATTCGATGGAAGTGAGTTTTCTACCTGAAGCCTTTTTAAAAGTTTCAATTGTAAACTTAAAGAGATCTTCCAATGGCCCCGGTCCCGATGCACGACCCCCAAATGTTTTAAGTCTCGCGCCAGCAGGACGAACCTTTGAGACATCCCATTTTGGAATTTGACCTCCAATGAGTAGGGAGACAAGTTCCCTATAGGCTTTAGCCCAACCAGCCTTGCTATCTTGGACAACAATAGTGGTTTCACTGTTAGTAAACTCCTCTGTAATAGTTGGAAGTTTTTCTATGTATTGTCTTTCAACAGAAAACCCAACTCCGGTGCCGCACATGAGTATGTATAGAATTTCATCAAACGCACGAACACGGTTCACTGCAACATAAGAACAGTTATAACCGGCGGTGTTATCACGCTCAAGTGCTTCTCCCGCAGTCATCAGTGCTCTCATGCTTGGCATGATTTCTAAATTCAACACAGAAGTTTCTAATTCAGAACGAAGTTCTTGAGACAAAGTAAACTTATGCTTTGTCTTTAAGTGATTTTCAAAAAAGTTAAAATACCGCTTAACAGTTTCCTCCCATGTCTCTCTGCGGTTCTCACTTTCAATCCATCTAGAATAGCGAGAAAGATGGATAAAATCTTGATAAAGGGTAGGTAAACTCATTTGGTATTTCTCCTGAAAATTAAGTTGGTGTTTTATGTAGTTGAATTAGTAAGGGTTTTCCACGAAACGGGAAAGAGTGGTTGAATTATTTTGGCAATTGCATCTGCATACTGACGAACTTCCCATTGCGCATGAACATCACTTCTTTGATGATATACTCGCGCAAAAGCAGACAAAGATCCAGTCCACCACCACTCGGTATAAGTTCCTTGAGGAAGAACTGATCTTGCTTGCTCGGGGGCAACTCCCAAATCAATCAATTGTTGATATGTTTCTACTGCATCTTTAATAGTAAATTCATAATGACGATTTGCTGTGTTATATTGTTCGTTGATTGGCATAAAATCTTCAGAACCTTGCTTTGCTCCGCCTGTTGGTTTTCCTCTCCAACGAGGAGAATATACCACCGGAGACTCGCTAACATACCTACGGGATACTTCATTTTCGACAAATCCAACTTTATGTTTAAAAAGTTGAGTCCGTATGAAAATAGGAGCCTTAATTCTGAGAGTAATTTGTGGATGGGCAAACGGTGTCCAGTGTTTATGTTTAGCAAGATAAGAAATTAGTTTTTCATCCTTTTTGGATAACTTTCGTTCACGAACCATGTTCCAATCCGGTTCGCTATCCCAATCACTTTCCTTATTGAAGGAGACTCTGGCTGCATTAACTACAGTCAAATCGTTTCCCATATAATCAACAAGTTCAACAAATCCATAATCTAATACATCAATCTTTTTCATCTTGTTTGTCCTCATCCTTTAAGTGATAAAATTTAACTCGTCCTACTCCACCATAATCACTAGAATATTCTACTGCTTTTTTCCACAACTCTGGATTTATTTCTTTAATTCTGTCTGCAAATTTCATATAAATGTTAATTATAGCATAGATAAAATCAGTATCATCCAATTCCGGATCGATTGGAGAGTAATAAAACTCTTCTTCCTCTATTACCTTTATCCCATACTCTTCTGCAAATGAGTGTGCATAAGTCATGGCGGTGTCACAAATTTCTTTTTCCATTTCGCAAACATATTCTTTAAAATGTATTCCAAAATTCAAAAAAGATTTAGTCATCTCTTCGCCATATTCTTCAAAGAATTCTTCATCTGATTCTTCCATTACACTTTTTTCCAATCATTTAATTTAAGTTTTGCTTGTAACCCAGTATAAGTATTGTTTGTTATTATTTCAACTAATTGTTCGGTTGTTTTACCGGATAAAATCATATCATTGATATCCTTTTCCCGAATTGTCGATGGCCAAATAACAACATTGAATTTCTTCTCAATCAATGACTCTATAGTTTTAACAACATTTTTGTTTCTTGGCTCGTTATCAATAACAAAGATCAATTTCTTTTCCTTTATAAAATCCGGAATAGTAATAGTAGAATCCATTCCAAGTGTTGCTACTCCATTTGGAAGAAACATAGAATCAATAGGACCCTCCAGAACAAATACAGGTTCACTCGAAATTTTATTCAAACCATACCAGAGTCGTTCCGCGCCCTTTTTCTTGATTGTTACATAACGAATTGATTTTGAATCTAAAGATCTACCCTGAACACCAATTAGAGTATTTTCTTCATCATAGATGGGGATAACCAATCTACTTTCTTTTGTCAGATCCTTTTTCTCTGGATCTATAGATTGTGCAACACTGGCAAAGTCTTCAGTAAAATACAATGTTTTCATAAAAGCCGATGGTATCTTTCGGGAAAGTACATATTTTTTACATGGATGACTATCGGGAAGGGTGGATACGGACACACACCCCACTAATTCTGTTTTTTTGAATTTTGGTTTCTCAAACTTTATCTTTGGTTTCTTATAATTTGATTTACCATTTTCTCCATTCATCCATCTTTGTATTGCGTATTCTTTGCAATGAGTAGGAGAAATTTGTTCTAGAAAATTGTATAGATTGCTGCTGAAATTACAATTGTGACACTTGTAGAAAAAATCATTTCCTTTTTGAAAGAAAAATCCTCTTGCTTTGTTTTTGTGCTTTTGTGAATCCCCACAAATTGGGCATCTACAATTTGCAAGAGTTTCTTTTTTCCATGCAAACTTTTCTAGCATAGAAGAAATCATGTTGATAAACATTTTGTCGATGTAAGTTGACATTAGAACTTCCAGTCTCCTGTTGAGGATGTTTTCAGTTTCTTAAATTTATCTCTCATGTCATAACCAGATCCGGCTTCTTGTTCGTCTGTTGTGTTTCCTGCCACCAAAGTTGGTTGCTCAACACTAGGAACATCGAACAATTTCATTTTTGCTCGATTTAGCCCAACAACAAATTTACGATTAGACATGGCATTATTGTAGCGATTCTTTAGTTGCTTTACCATGATTTGATTCTGCTCTTCAAGTTCGTCAGTAGAAATTAAAGCAATCATAAAATCTGTAGTGGCTGGCAAACCAAAAGATTCTGAAGTATTTTCAAGACCAACATCAGTGTTTGAATATCCCTCACGATTTGTTTGCGTGGCAGTCCAAATAGGAATATCTTTTTCTACAGCAAGTGCGCGTAGTTCTTCTGCAATCGCTTTAATCAGCGTATAAGAGTTAACAGCACCGTTATTCCGTATTCGGGATGATGCACAAATATTTAAGTAATCAATAAAGATGATGTCTGGTTTGAATCCCTTTTTGATCTGTAATTCATCCAAGAGAGCACGAAAGTGTGTTGCACCAGCACTAGATGTTGGATATTCTTTGATAATCAATCTTGAATTGATATTCTTTGCGACATTATCAATTTTCTTTAAATAAGAACTTAATGGCATGTCCTTTAGATCATCCATAGTAACATCAAGTAGATTTGCATCGATTCTTTCTGCTATTCTCTCTTCTGCCATTTCACAAGTGATGTAAAGCACATTGTGATTCTGTACTAAACAGTTTGCAGCATGATGGCACAAAAATAATGATTTACCTACGCCAGTACCAGCCATTACCACATTAAGAGTTTTAGTTGGTGTTCCGCCTGCTGTAATTGTATTGAGATATTCAAGATCGAATGCAATCTTTCTTTCCTTTTGGTGGTAGAATTCAAATCGCTTCTCTGAATCATTGGTGTAATCGTGTCCAATGTGAACATCAAATGATACAGACAATGCTTTCGACAACAGTTCAGGAATTGCAGTTTTATTTCTTGATGTGTCTTTCCCATCAATAATCTGAATTGATTCCATGATTGAATTATAAATTGCTTTGTCTTTGCAGAAATTTTCTGTTTCGTTTACAAGCCAATCTTGATTTATTGAAGCAGAAAAATCAAATTCTTCAACAATAGAATTACATTCATTGAATTCTTGTTCTGATACGGTTTTTAGTTTTTCCAATGATATAATCACCGCTTCCTTTGAGGGAACGGTGTTATATTTGGTAAAAAACTCTAAAATGTTTTGAAAAATCAGTCTTTCAGATTTTTCATGGAAATATTCACTCTTTAAAAATGGGATCACCTTGCGACAATAATTTTCGTTCGTCATCAATGTCCGTAATATTGTCAGTTCGATCCTCGAATTCATCCTTAGTTTCCTCAATCCAATTTTCTAAAAGGTTCACCAATACATCACCAACTAGTTTAAAAAATACATCATCTAGTTTAACATCATTTGGATTTTTTACAATAATCGGATCAAATATAAATTTGGCAGTTGTTTTGTCTTCGGATTCAGACACACTAATTTTTCCATAAGTGTATTCTACTCCAACATATGGACCATCTTTTATGCGAATAATTACAAAATCTTCGTGAGTCTGATCGGATGCTTCGTAAAGATCATTTATCGATTTTTCCATATTTAAAATCCTTTTGAATCATTTCATCTAACTTGTCCAAAATATCCTTAGTAAAATACTTTTCTGGTTCTTCGTTGATGTTTTTCATAAACACCTTTGATCCATCTGGCAATTCAATTCGTGTAGAAACACTCTTGAATATTCCGTATTCTACTGCCAATTCAGCCAAACCATGATATCGACTAAGACCTGTTTCATAGTTCAAACGAGTTTCGATTTCCATGTTTTCTTTAGCAAAACGATTTTTGTAGTTTTTGCAAGTAATGAAATTACCAACAACTCCCTCATCAGTCTTATCCTTTTTTTTGCTCAAGAATAGAATTGTGCTCGCTGCATACTTAACACCACTACCACCAGATAAATCCTTGGTTGGAACATAAGAACCAACAACTTGATATGTGTGGTTTGTGATTACCATTGGAATTTTTGCCTTACCAAGTTTTGCAGTTAACACACGAAATGCTCCCTTGACTAATTGCGCCTTAGTCATATCACGAACATTTTTTCCCTCTGCTGTGTCGTTCATTTCTTTTTCGGTTGACAACATACCAAGAGAATCAAGACACATTAAAAGTGGTTTTCTCTTTGACTCCTCTTCTTCTAGATAAGAATTTACAATCTTAAGAGCCTGTGTCTTAAACTCTTCAATTGTAAGAACCGGAACAATAGCGATTCTTGATGAGTCAATTCCTCTTCCTTCAAGCATATCGCTATTGATTGCATTTTCTGTGTCAAAGTACAAAACCATAGATTCTGGATTGGTATCCAAAAAGTTTTTACAAATTCCAAGCGCAAAGAAAGTTTTACCTGTTGCTTGTTCACCAGCCAAACAAGTAATTCTGTTGTTTGCAAATCCACCATAAAGGCTTCCGCTAAGGAGTGCATTTAGTGAATATGAGCCAGTATCTACAAAACTAGTAGTTTCTGTGCTTTCGGCAGCAATGAATGCGTCTTGGTTTCCTGTAACTTTCAGTAATGATTTAATGTTCATATAAAATAATCCTCAAGAGTGTTTTGTTTTTCTGCGTTCCAACCAATCACATCAAGAATGTTCTTTAGTGGATCTAAGAATGTTTTTTCGAACTGTGTATCGTAGTCAATATATGTATGGAGATCAAGTTCATTTGGGAGGGAATTTAAAAATGTAATAACTTGATCCTTGCCATTTGGACCACATATTGGATTAGGCGACTTCAAATAAACGAATTTAATTTTGTCCCCGTCACCGATCAATTTGTATTTCTTTTCTAATTTTAATTTGCGAACATAATGATTGTGTAAAAGTGCTCCCTTTACAGCAATAGGCGTAGATTTACGATAAATCATAGTTGGATCATGATAATCTTTTAATCCATTTACGCTTCTTGGAAATGCAATCTCTTCGGGTGACAAAGAAATGAATTTTTCTTTGAAGGAAGAAACAAATTCAATTAGTTCATCCTCCGATCCATTCATGATAATATCAATTGCCTTTTTGAGTTTATCACGAACAACCTGTGGAGTTGAACTACGAGTTGTTTCAATTCCTTTGATCTTTAATTTAACTGATTTGTAACGAACTCCTTCGCTATCCCAAACATTCAACATGTACCGTTTCTTCGCAGTCCAAATTCCTTTGCTTGCGATAACTTCTCGTTTCATGTGCATGTAATTTCCAGCACAGTTCATCAACTTTGCTAGTTCTTCATATTTTTCTTCGATAAATGGTTCTATTAGTTTACTGACAGATTTATCAAGAAAGTCCACAATTTTGTCAATATTTTTTTCATTTTTCAACACTTTTTTAACTAAAGAATCAAGGCAAATATAAATGGAATCAGTATCACTCGCAACAATGTAATCAACATCTGCTGTCTTGAGAGTTTCGTTAAGATACTTATTCAGTGCTCTTTCTATCCAACGAATGTTTAACTGACCAGAAAGTGTAACTGCTTCTGCCAGATCTGTGTCATAATACCTAAAAAATTCATTTCCGATTGCACCATAGGCTGAGTTTAATTGAATTTTACGAACAAGTTGGAAGTTGTTATATTTTGAAATATCATAATCCAACTTGATTTTTTCTTTCAAGTCAGTACAAGTCTCCCTTTTCTTTTCCGCATCAATCATCAAATTTTTGAAGTGTTTGCGTTCTTTATACATTTTTTCCATTAAAGCAGGAAACACCCCCTGAACATCTTTGCGAAATGTTACACCGTTTGCAGCAACAATTTCATTTCTGTTTTTGGCATCATCAAAGACTTGAACCGGATCCAAGAAAGTTTTAATTGGTTTACCTTCTTCCCGATCAAAAATAGAATCTGGTGTTAAATTGCCGGGTTTGCCCCAATCGGTTTTGGTTTCGGGAGAAATGTTATATTGCATAATCAAATGCGGATATAGACTGTTTAAGTCAAGAGAAACAACCCAATTATAAAGACCGGGGATTGGTTCTTTAACATAAGCGCCAGCATATTGTCTATCTTTGCTATTATGTTTTTTTGGAGGAATCACAATACCACGCGCGTGGAGATAATGGAAAACGATTGCGTCCCAAGTCCGAACCTGACTGAAAATATCCATCAAATTTACTTTGGCTGAATATGCCAGCGCAACCGCAAGTTCCATGAGTCGTAACTTCTCCTCTAATTTTTTGATTAGAGTTACATCGTGAACATTGTATTCAATGAATTTTTGAAAGTCATTTTTGTAAAATTCATGAATGCTTTCGTACTCCGAATACGAAAGTTTACCCTCACCTAATTCAATGTTTGCGATGTTATCAAGACGGTACGACTCTTGATTGGTGTAAGTAAATGTAAGATAAAGTTCATAATAATCCAGTGTTGCAATCCCTGCAAGATCGTAAACATTATGATCTTTATTCCTACGATTTACCACCTTTTGATTTACAATATTCCAAAAAGAAAGACGCTTTGCTTCTTTTGTTCCCAGTATTATCGATATACGGGAATACAAATATGGAATATCGAAGAATCGGATATTCCAACCAGTAACAATATCAGGTGCTAGAGATTGCCAAAAGTTGAGAAAATCCATAAGCATCGTTGCTTCATCATCATAGCACTTAACATGATGATTCGCAGAGATACCTTTAAATGAGTTCAAACCAAAAGTAAAGTACTTTTCATCACAATAAATTGTGATTGCATTCACCCGCTCCACCGGATTTTCCATATTTGGAAACCCAGACTCGCATTCTGTCTCAATATCAATGATTGCTATTCTTAATTTTGAGTAATCATAGTCAATCTCACCGGAATATCGTTCTGCCAAAAACGGATAAACAAAATCCATGTTTCCATAGATTTCAAAATTAGACACATCTTCATACTCTTTCACAAAGTTTTTTGCTTCTGACATGGAATCAAATTCCATTTCTGAAACAGAAACTCCGGTTAGAGTTGTGTGTGTCGAATTTTTACCCTTGATATAGAGTTTAGGTTGATATTGAACTCGTTCAGAAGTTCTCTTATTGTCCCGTATCTCACGAACAAGAATATTATTTCCGTAGACAAATGCGTTCGTATAAAAATTCATTCTGATTTTGATTTTACATATGCTGAAAATAAAACACAATAATTGATTATATCAAGAATCGCGTCATTGTATCCTTCGTTTTCAACAAGTAACTTTCCATCCTTTGCAAACGTGCTAAGCCTAGAAACTTTATCAACAATTCTTACCAAAAATCCTTGTTCTGTTGAACAAATTCCCATTGCCTCGCACCTTTCAAAATTGGCAAATGGTGTTCCGTTGCCTGCTCCTGCGTAATCATGATTCTTCATTTTCATGATGTGTAAAGCAGTCTGGCATAAATTATTATGATGTTGAAATAATTCTTCTCGCTTCATGATGAAACTCCTGTAGATCCAAACCCACCGACTCTATCGGTTTTTTGTACAGGCGCAGTATAACATTCTTCAATTGCATAGTCAAGGGACTTTATAAGTTCTCCTTGGGCAATACGATCACCATGACGCACAACAAAGTCAACATTCGATGTATTGTATAGAAGAATCATCAATTCATTTGTATAGTCAGAGTCGATGATCCCTTCTGCATTTAGAAGAGTTATTCCCTTTTTGTAAGCCAACCCCGAACGTGGATGAATACGCACAGAGTAGCCAACTGGAATGTCTAGAATTATACCAGTTGAAATTGGCATAGTGTGACGCGCGGGAACAGTAGTATCACCACACGCTGAAATGTCAAAGCAAGCAGATTGTTTTGTGGCAAATTTTGGTAAAATAGAATTTTCACTAATACGATAAACTTTTAGCATACAGATATTATACTACAAAAAAGTTAAAAGTCAACTGGATCTACTTCTTCAAATATTGTCGAAACCAAATAAGGCATGATTCTTCCACTACTTAAACTTTGTACAATGCATCTTGTATTATCTTGAGCAATTAGTCCAAAGTATATAAATCTTTCATTTTCGGCAAAGTCAAACATTTTTGATTCTTGACATTGTGGATCAGAAAATTTTACAATAGATAAAAATCTTGGCATTTGTTTCCTTTAACTGTAAAGTAATATTTCTCTTGTAAGTGGTCTTCTTATTCTTGCACCTATGTAATCCATAAGAATTTTTGGAGATACACTCGGATATCCTGCACCATCACCTATTCCATAATTAATCCAAAATGGAAACATATAATCAGTATTTCCAGTTGGATAATGAGAATTACTTGACGGGGATGCAGTTCCTGATGTTTTTATTGAATCTGTTTTATTGTTTATAGAATAGCTTGTTACAAAATTTCCAGAAGAATCTTGTTCTATTCCAAGATACAGTTGATAAATTTTTTGAAATTCTACTAAAACTCCAGTATCGTATGAACTACTCGTTCCATCTTTAACCCATACAATATTCCATGTGGTGTTTATTGGAGTACTGTCTACAAAGTATGCTAAATCGAGATCAAAAACACCATTCACCCAAAATTCAAAATAAACTCCGTCAGAAGGACTTGTTGCGCTATTTGCAAAACCAAATCTAAAGTAACCATACTGAACCGCAGAACCGTATATATTATTTGTTACAAATATTGCTGTTTCTGCTTCATATTTGGTTTTTAAACCAGAAGAGGGTTGCACTAATCCGGGTATGTGTCTTCCATTTGTTTGAATTAATTGATACGCATTAAAATTTGAAGTTCCATCCATACTAAGAATTCCATGCCCATTTGATTGACCGTATTCTGTTGTATTTGCTGCGCTTCTTGTAATTGTGCTATATAAATGATTTAAATAAAATGGGCTTCCATCAATTCCTGGACCATTGTTTGAAGAAGCAACACCTTGTACAAAATCTGTAAAATATAACAAATCTAATTGATTGGGATTTTCACTTTGAGAAGTATTTAATAATATTGGATCATTTGATGATATTGCTGAATATGCCATGTTAAGAATACAACAGAATTTCTCTGTTTAACTCCCTTCTTATTCTACATCCCATATAATCCAAAAACAACAATCTTGCAGTCGTAGACGTTGTTGTAATTTTTGAATTTGTCCAAACCATTCCTATATAATCTGCTGTTCCTGTTGGATAATGAGACGAACTTGATGGTGATGCTGTTCCTTCTACCGAAGAGTTATCAGTAACATTTTTAACTTTATAAGTTGTAGTAATAGTACCCGCAGTATTAACTTCTACACAAAGATAAAGTCTATATGTTTTACTGGCTGAAACCGTGAGGGTAGTATCTGCTCTTGACTGTGTTCCATCTTTTCGAAATACTATATTCCATGTTGTATCCGTTGTAGTTCCGTCACAAAGAAATTCAAAATAAACTCCATCAGCAGAGACACTATTGGTTAAGCCACTTTGTAGTCCAAAACGATAAAATCCTCTGTTTGTTGTTGGTGAGTTTCCGTGTATTGTAGAATCAGTTCTTACCAAAGTTTCTACTTCATACTTTGATATTTTTCCAGAGCCGGGAGTAGATAGACCAGGAATAATAAATGGGCTCGTATAAACTGTGGTGTATCCTGTTGAATTGCTAGTTGTTCCTGTAGATATTGATATAACTCCAGAACAAGCGGTTATTCCAAAAGCCTCTATGTGAGATTGAGTGTTATTTGTTATTGCTCCGCCGTTTGCTGTTGTGGCATATATAACTCCACCTTGAGCAGGAATCGTGCCTGAAGTTGCAATTCCTTGACTAAAATCTGTAAAAATAATTGTATCTAGTTGCGAAGGATTTTCTGACTGTGCAACACCGGGAAGAACGTAATCATTTGGGCTATATGAACTGTAAGCCATAGTTTCTCCGTTATACTATAAACCAATTAGAGTTATCGCTTAACAAATCAATTGCTTGATATTGTTTTGACAAAGCATAACCAGTAATACCATCTATTGTTTGTGAAGATGTGGTTAGTACTGTTAATATTCCAATATTAGAATTTTTAACTGTATATCTATTTGTGTTGCTAACTGCTGTTGGAAGAGTTAAATTAATGTTTCCTGATGTGTTTCCATTATACACATAATCTATATTTGCAGTAGAACCTGCTGTGGTAGATGATGTTATTATGTTTATTGAACGAGAAAATCCTGCTGGAACTGCTGCCCACGTTATTCCGATTCCGGTAGATGTCAAAACTTGATTGTTGGACCCCTGAGAACCATTTATAAGCAGCGTGTTGCGAATATTTAAAGGACCAGATAGTGTCACCCCACCAGAAGCACTTATTCCCGAAAGAGCGTAAATATAATTAGCAGACAGATCAGAAAATCCATTAAGGCTATTGGAGTTTCCGTACAAAGTGGAATCCGTTGCCGAATACGAAATATAATTTCCAGAATCAATTCCATTTGGATCACCTATGTCTATTGTTCCAAATGGATTTGACAACTGAAGTTGGCTGGTGGGATCTCTTAAATAGATGTAAGTACTATTGTTGTTGTAACTATAATCACCAATTGAAACTCTGGCATTGGATGTGTCTTCAAGATACAATTGCGAGTCAGACACAATAGTCATAACATTCAGAATGTTTGGAGAGTTTATAGTAACATTAGAGTTAAATGTGATACCACCAGAAGCACTAATTCCCGCAGTGAATCTTGTGAGTGCGCTGAAGGTTCCTCCTGCTGAACTGATACCATTTGTAAAACTTTGAAGAGGACCAAAGGTATTTGCAGTTCCTGTAGTAACCCCCGTAACAGCACCCGTAAGTCCATTAAAAGAACTTACAACATTTTTAGTAAGTGCAATTGTGCCCGTGTCATTTGGAAATGTTACGGTATTGTCGTTTGTATCAAATTTTAATGTAGTAGATGCATTTAAATCGTTATAAAATATTTCGTTATTTTCAGGATCAACAAATAATTCATAGTCACCGCCATCAATCTGAATGGATTGCGCTACCAAAAAACCATTATCTGAATCAATTTTTGCAACATTCCCAATTGCACCAGTAAAACCATTAACACTCAGTACGCCAGTATTCGAAACAGTCAGAGTATTTCCAGAGACAGATAGACCGATTCCAGAGCCATTGGTGATACCGACAGCACCAGTAATACCTCTTACAGAAGAAACACCACCCGATGGGCTAGTTAATAATTCACTACCACCAGTTACTCCGATGTATAATTTTTTATTTGTAGCATCAAACGCAAGTTCAGCATAAGTTAAACCAGTCGGAACACCAGAGCCTCGTTTGATTTTTATAATAGCCATTCACTCTTCCATTTCAAAAGTAATACACTGTATTTATTAGTAACTTTCTCCGTCTAAAGATGGTTCATCTTTCTTTTTTCGCTTACTCAAATTTTCATTTTTAATTCGCAATTCAGATATTTGTTGTTCTAAATTTTGAACTTTTACTGAAAGTATATTGACATTCCCCTCTAATATAAGATTAGAGAACAACAATTCTTGACACTTTTTTTGAAGAAACGGTATAATCACCTCTTCATTATAATTCACTTCTTTCATTACAAATCTCCTATTTTAAATTTTAATAACCACCACCGTCAATGTTCACTTCAAGGTAATTAGTGGCAGCATTATAAGCCAAGTTTGAATTATATTTCAATGCTTGATTTGTATTTGATGCTGCGTTTACGAAAGATAGGAAGCAAGTTGTATCCGAAGTATCGCTTACCATTGTGACTGTTTGTGCAGTTCCTGCTGTGATTCCTGTAGGCGCAGCCCAAGTAGGTGCAGAACCAGAAGACAACAATATTGTTCCTGCGGAACCAATCGAAAGGAATGTGGTTGTTGTTGCTGCTGTGTTATATGGCAACGATCCGGCAAGACCTCCACCTATGTGCGTGGCAGCATATGCAGTGAATCCTGCGGCATTTGGGTTTATCCATGTTGGTTGCGCAGCTGCTCCATTTGATTTTATTATGAAATTAGTAGTACCTAAATCAGATGGAGCAACAACAGTACCATCAGCAACGCTTGGAAAAGTAAAAGTTCTGCTTGCAGCTGCACTTGCATCATATTGTAAAGTTGCGGCGACAGCAGCAACATTATTAAATAACCGAACTGTTCCAAATTGCGCCGCACCGGGAGCGCCACTAACTATTTCAGATGCAATAGTTGCATCTCCAATAAAGGTAAAGTAACCAGTGCTATCGTCATATCCAAAGAATCCAGTTTTACCACCACTGCTATTATACTTAAATGCGATACCACGATCTTTATTATCGTCTACTGGAGGAGATCCGATACCACCAGTCCAACCAAGAGTAATGATTGGATCTGCGATTTCAGTAACGGTGCTATTAACATAAGTTGTGGTTCCGTTTACTGTAAGATTTCCAGTAACGGAAAGCGAACCAGGCATGGTGACAGAATTTGGGAACCCAACAGAGACTGATCCAGTTGTACCAGTTACAACTATTTGATTTGCAGTTCCAGTAATCCCAGTAACAATATTGGGAGCCGATATATTTCCACTAAAAGTTGCACCAGAAGCAATAATGCCTGCATTGAAGGTAGTAAGAGCATTAAATGTCTTTGTCCCTCCGAATGTTTGAGTTCCAGAAAGACCTGCAAGGGTTGTTGTAAAATCTGGCAGAGTTGCAACTCTAGCGGGGTCGGGGAAAGATACAGGTGAGGGATTAAAATTAAGTACTGCTGAAAGTAATCCATTTCTCCATGAAATTGTATTTGCCAAAGGATCAATCGTAACGCCCGCGCTATTTAAAGTGTCAACAATGTCGAATACTGCTCCAAACGCAGAAATTGTTTGTGGAGCATTAAAATTATTATTTACGTCAGTTTTAGCAACATTGGTAATAGCACCAGTGCTTCCATTTACACTATGCACTCCAGCATTTGAAACGGTAATGCCTTTTCCTGCTGCGGCAACATTAATAAAAGAGCCGGCACCAACAAAGACAGAACCAGTTAAACCATTTACAGCAGTTACAGCACCACCGGCAATATTATTATCAATATATGTTTTAACAGCATATTGAGTTGGTATTTTAACTTGGCTTGTACCAAGTGCAGTATTGTTATCTACCTCACCACCAACCCAAATTGCACTTCCAGTAACACCAATAAAGAATTTATTGTTTGCTAAATCAAATGCTGGTTCAGCAAGAGTTAATCCGCTTGGTGTTCCAGAACCCTTCTTGAATTTAATTATTGCCATTGTTTTTTCCCGTGTTAGTAGTTTCCGCCATCAAGGCTGACATCTAATAATCCTTCTAATTCATCATCTCCAGTAAAACCTTGGAATGCAGTTTTAGTTATTATTAAACCATCAGCAAGAACATAACCACCTATATTTATATTTCCTAGAATATTCAAGTTTCCTGTAATAGTAACATCATCTGGAAGACCAATTGTTCTTTCTGAACCAGAACCTGTCACCTGAATTTCCGCAGATGTGCCGTAAATTTCAGTTATTCCAGTAGAACCACTACCACTTATGAATTCTGTCCAAAATGCATCACCCGTACCACCAATTAATGAGTAGTATTTGTTTTCATCCTCAACATAAACCAACATACCAATTTGTCTTCGCTGTTGTAATATTGCATCTCTTGCTGTTGTATTTGCAACTGTTCGAAGACCACCCAATCCATATTTTGGATCTTGTACAAATGTAGGATCATTTTCGGCGTTTGGACCGATTGGAAGACCGACTGAAATGTATCCTGTGATTGGCATATTAAGAGGCTGTTACCGAATAAGTACTTGTTGTTGGATTGCTAACTTGATACCAAGTCCACGATATTGTTACTCCATGACTATTTAACTCAGAAAATGTTCCTGTAACTGGAGAAAGCGATAGATTGTTTGGATCTTTCCATGAACTATAAGAACCGGGAGAACCCGGAGAAGTTGGAACGACAACATAACAATATTCTGGGCTTCCAGATGCTATAAATGAATATGTAAATGTACCAAGAGATGTAGTAGAACTTGTAAATCTACTTGATGAACCTGTTGTTAAATTTGAAATAGATGTCAACGAAGCAGAAGAACTTTTTCCATAATATATTCTATGCAACCAACTATATGACTGTGTTCTAGAAACTAAGTTATTAGAAACTTGTTGACCAGTTATTCCAAATTGTATTGTGGTGGGAACTGTATATCTGTAATCAGGATGCGTCACACCAGCCGGAGAACTGTTATAATTTAAACTACCACGAAGTAAGGTAGCAGTCGTATTATTTGATATTTGAACTGATCCTGCGATCCAATTTGCTCCGGGACCACTAGTGCTCCATGTTGCATTGTACGAACCAGCAGCAGAAGTTAAACCAAGATCAAATGTGCTTGCACTCAGATTTATATTAAACGCGGTGAAAGATACAGGTTGATATGGATATATCAATTGCTCTAATACATCTATTGCACTAGAACCAACTGCAAATGTTATACCGTTTGCTATTCCGTTTGAATAACCCGGATCTGTGTTTGTCCAAGATGGTAAAACTACTTCTCCTGTTAGACCATCAACTGATATTACATAATCGCCAACTGGTCCAGTATCACCTTTTTCTCCAGTTGGACCTGTGGGACCTGTGGGACCAGTTGGACCTGTGGGACCAAGCTGAGTATACATAACCTGATTTGCTGAAAGAATTACAGAAGGAATTGCCGGTCTAGTTGGGCTTGTTCCTGCTGGATCTGCGATAAATTCTAAACGGGTATCAGATGTTCTCCACATCAATTCAACATAATCATTCGCATTAAGATTCAACATATAGTTCCACGCAGCAACTGTTTTGGCTGCGGCTGCGCCGCCGGAAACAGTTACGATAGTGTTGCTATCTGGAATATCTGATCCATTCTTGCGGAACCATATATCAATAGTGTCTGTACCGGATCCAGAAACTCTGTCCGCCTGTGCTGAAAACTGAATGTTATATACACCGGAATTACTGAATGTAATTCTTGAATTGGAAACAATACTTACACCATTAGAATTTGGATCTGTATTATTGTAAGTAATTGCATAAGCAAGTGTTGTACTTGCTGCTGCTTGGTCTTGAGTTGACCAGAAACTACCCCAATATCCTAAAGCTCCACCTGCTCCAGTGGCTCCAGTGGCTCCCGTAGCACCAGTAGCTCCACCACCACCACCACCAGTTGATGCAATTGTAATTATATTACCCGATGGAGTTAGGGTAATATTTGATCCAGCCGCTAAAGTAACACCACCACTTAAACCATTTAGTTGACTTACATAACTTCCAGATATACCAGCGGATGATATATTGTCCCATGCATAACCGTTCCATTGCCATGAACGACCACCAAATGTGTAAATTTGATTAAGTGCTGGTGATGTAGGAAAATCTAGTGCCATGTGTTAACATTTATGTTAGATTTTAAACGTCTGTAGATCCAACAAACTCACCATTCGGAATAGACTTCGTAAAGGTATATGCAGATTTTACCTCATTCATTCCCGCAGCATCAATGACAGAAGGTGCAAACCACACATCAAAATCAAACACATTGATGGTTCTTTCATCAAGAGGAATTTTATTGTCTAATCTGGCTTGTTCGGAAACATATCCATCCAAAATAATCGTACCTGTCTTGGCTGTATGATTTAGATTCAAAGTACGAATCTTCCAATATTGCGAATAGGTTCCTGTAGGATGTTGAATAATTTGTTGTAGTGCCATTATGTTGACTCCAATACTGATACGATGATATCAAGTCCCGCAGTTAATCCTGCTGTAACTTTGAGTGTGTCTCCTGTTACGAGTGGAATTGGTGCATCAAGTGCTTGGTATGTTGCTTGAATTGGAACTGCTGCTGCACGAACAATGTAGTACCCTGTTGCTCCCTTGAACAACTGAACAGATACACTATTGGCTACTGTGGTGTTGCTGTTGGCAACATGAATAGCATTCACTATTGCGGTTCCCGTGATTCCCGCATAGATTGTGGTGGCTGCTGTGACACCGACTGAAGTTGCGTAATTTGTGTATATGTCTGGCATCTATTGGTTCTCCTATGGTATTTATGTGTACGGTGCTGCGTTTTTGTATGGGTGGTCTGCGGGAAGATTTGCGATGAGTCCCCATTTATGGGCAAGGTAGCCTTCGATGATATTTCTATTTGTGGTAGTCAATGCACTCTTGTAGAAAACAATTTCAGCAATGTCGATGCCCTGCGCTTGTTGTGATGAGTTATTGAACCACCCACCGATGCCAACAACATTGCTAGTAGTTGCTGTTGACACAACAGTATTGGATGATTTATTCGTAAAGTCGCCGTTGTTCCACACATTATGAGTGGTTCCGTCCCGTTGATTGGCAATGATGTTCCATTGTGTGTCTGTTGCCGTAACGAACACACCATACGGTGGAGAGGATTCACGCACACCGCCACCAAAACTGTTTGCGGTGGTGTCGTTTCTACCAAACCAAAAACCATTTATGTAATCCTGATCTACTAGGCGTTCGAATGCATTATTTGTTCCGCTAGTATCCTTAAATACCACATAGAAGGTGAAGTCCGTGAATGAGTATGACGATGTGGTTCTACAAGGATTGTTTGCAAACCTGTAGATGGGTAGGGAGTTGAGGGCGTTGGTCACATAGGTTGGACCAGTTCCAAATGCCGTGGCATTTGAACCACTCACCGTCAGATTCGTCATCGTAGATACCGACTGACCATTTGAATAGCCTATTTCATTATCTGCCGCATACCAAAGAAGAAGATTAGCGACATCTACATCTGACGGTGTTTTTATTGAACTCAAAACCCTCTCCATGTAATGCTTCAGAATAGGAATGGTTCCTGCTGCTGTACGGCGTTGATCGGTGGTTCCGTTGTAACCAGAGTTTAATCCAAATCCCCGTTTAGGAATTAGAAGATTCTGCTTTGCCCATATGTTGCTGCGTTGTATTCCACCAGTTTCCTGCCGCACACCCACCCAAGCAGAACCATCCCATGCCCACACCTTTCCTTCGTAGGTGTATTCTTGGTTTACTGACGGAGATGTTGGAAATTGTATGGGCATGGTGTTTATGCTGTTGGTGCTGCGTTTAGATACGGATGACCCACAGGAAGACTGCCTTGCAATTTCCACTTCCATGCAAGATATCCTTCAATGAGTTGTCTGGTCGTGGTGTTTGTAGATTGCACCATTATGACCTCTGCAATTACTATGTTGGATGCTCTATTGACAGTATATTGTCTTGCTAATGAATAACCAACATTGGTGTTGTCTGGTGTTGCAATAGTGTTAGTGGTGCTTTCCAAGGTTCCGTTTCTCCACACTCCCCATCCCGTGGTATTGCTTTGAAATGCCATTATGTTACCAACATTATTCGCGTATACAGTTCCGCTACTCAAATCATAATTTGCTTGTGCAGCCCCTTGGTAATATGGATAGCAAGCACCTAAATTGTTACTGTTTTTTACATAGTGTAAGGCACCACGATCCGTTCCCTGTCCTGCTGAAGCCAAAACGCCTATTGATGGTCTATAGGCATCACTACCAGTTCCTGCTCCACTTCTTGACCATACCCAATACACTCCATGTGATTGATTTTGCATTGCTGTGGTGGAAATATCCATAGCATCGTTGGAACCATCAAACAAAACTCCAGGCAATGAACCAGGAAAGGCGGTTGCAGAGTATGCTGGTTGATTTGCTGATGTTGCTTGCACAGCATTTACTCCACCACCTTTTCTATCAGCCCATGTGGAAACACCTGTAGAAATTGTGAGGGTTGAAGATTGTGCTGCATCCAACCAAAATACTGTTGAGATTTCTTGGGGAGTCCAAAGCGTGCTATTAAACTCTCCCAAATCTCTCTCCATGTAATGCTTCAGACTAGGAATAGTTCCTGCCGCTGTACGGCGTTGATCTGTGTTGCCACAGTATCCTGAATTGAGTCGCCATCTTCTCATGATAAGAACCACCCTCTCTTGAAGTCTACGATGTATTGAACTGTACCTGTGAGTCCGTTGACTGATATTACATAGTCTCCAACAGGACCAGTCGCACCTTGAGGACCAGTTGCACCTTGAGAACCCGTTGCACCAGTAGCACCTGTTGCACCTTGAGAACCCGTTGCACCTTGAGAACCCGTTGCACCAGTAGCACCTGTTGCACCTTGCGATCCTGTTGCACCTTGCGATCCTGTTGCACCTTGCGATCCTGTTGCACCTTGAGGACCAGTTGCACCTTGAGAACCCGTTGCACCTTGAGAACCCGTTGCACCTTGAGAACCCGTTGCACCTTGAGAACCCGTTGCACCAGTAGCACCTGTTGCACCTTGCGATCCTGTTGCACCTTGAGGACCAGTTGCACCTGTGTTACCTTGAGAACCAGTAGCACCATTTGCACCAGCAACCCCTGCCGCACCAGTTGCTCCTTGAGGACCAAATGGTTCAACCCAATATGAAGACGAGCCATCTGTGATGTAAACAAACACATTTCCGCTGCTTGTGTTGAACCACATATCACCGTATGTGGCTCCTGCGGGTGCTGTGGTTGATGAGGTGAAACTTATTGCACCTGAGATACCTTGAGGACCCGTAACACCTGTTGCACCTGTATTACCTTGCGGACCAGTGGCACCAGTAGCACCTTGTTCACCTGTAGCACCTTGAGGACCTGTAGCACCTGTTGTACCTTGAGGACCTGTGGCTCCTGTAGCACCAGTAGCACCTGTGGTTCCAACAACAGTAGAAGAAATAGCAGAAATAAAATCAGTATAAGATATTTGTTTGGTTTCTTCGTCGGCCGCATCAGTTACAAGAATATTTGAAGTCGATTTAAAGGTGGAGGCTGGAGCAGTATAATCAAAATAGTTATTAAGGCTGGCAACCGTGGTAACAAACATTTGATTTGCTTTTGCAGGGTTGCCAAGCACATTTGTAGTCTTATCTTGTAATAATAAAATATCACCTTTTCCAATATCTTTAGCACTTCTAGTAGGAAATGTTAAACCACCCCGTGAATAGTCAATACCAAATGAATGCGTATTTCCTGCAATCGCGTAAGAAATGCCCCGCAACCCTTGTAGATTTACTTCGCCTGTTGTTCCACTCAAAGAAACAACATAGGGGCCACTTATTCCGTCACCACCTCCGCCTCCACCTGTAATGTTAACTTCTACATTTTTTCCTTTTCGTGTTACTGTAACACCAGAACCAGTGAAATTAATGTCATTTACAGATTTAATAATCTGTGCTTTATTGAATTGTATTCCTACTGCACCACCACCAATAGAAGTTAAATCAAATGAACCACTCTTAAGAGATGATAATTTTTCTACTAGTTTTTCTATCTTTTTAGAATCAAACGAAAGGTGTTTAGTCTTTGCATCATAAACTAGTGGATGCGATACTTTTACAATACCAGTTTCACCGGGATCACCTTTGTCTCCCTTTTCGCCTTTCTTTCCTGCTGGTCCTTGTTTTCCAGTTTTTCCATCCTTCCCATCTTTTCCGGGTGATCCTTGTTTTCCTTCAGGACCAATGTTTCCGTCTTTGCCCGGATCTCCCTTGTCTCCCCTTTCTCCTCTTTCCCCATCTTTTCCGTTGCGACCGGCCGCGCCAGCGGGGCCAGGTTTGCCTTCAGGTCCTGGTTCACCGCGATCACCTTTTGGTCCAACAGGACCAGGCATTCCATCTTTACCATCTTTACCATTTGTTCCCGGTATTCCTTGATCTCCTTTGTCTCCTTTTGGACCAGGAATACCTAGTTCACCCCGTTCTCCGGGATCACCTTTCTCTCCCCTATCTCCCTTGTCTCCTTTGGGTCCTGCAAAACCAACGGGACCCATAGGTCCTCGTTCCCCTGCTGTTCCTCTTGGACCTGGAGTTCCTTCTTCTATTATTTTTTGTTGTATTGTTTTATTAACAACTATTACTTTTGGTTCTTCTGGTTTTACTGTTTCTTCCACATATGGATCAAATAACTCTTGTATTTGCTTGGTAGAACCACGCAGAGTCATTTCTCCGTTGGGAGTGTTTATTGTAACTTCAGAAAGACCATAACCAAGTTTCCAAACATTATCAGAAGATGAATTATCAGAAATGCTTACAATAGTTCCTTCTGATAGACCTAACTCTTCTCGTACTAATATAAATTTATCACCGGGAGAATGATTACCAACAACAATACGAGAAGAACCAATTTTTGGCTCCTCTTCGTTTGAATTGACATAATCAAAAAAATTCTTCATCTATGATAGACTATTGTTTTATTTTTTTCTTGAATTGTTATTGCAATAACTTTTCTGCTATTGGAAACAGTTTGACTTTTACTAACAATAACTTTGTATTTTTCGGTTAATAGAATTTTCATTTTGTTACACTCGGAGTAGTATCAAAACGACCTTCCATCAAACGAATATTACTGCCATTACTATTGCTAACTTGAATGTCGTAAACAAACTTTCCAACAGGCATGTCTGCCATTCCTGAACCAGAAACATATAAAAGAATACCACCAGTAGCACCAGTAGTACCACTGATATCAACATTTAAAGTTATTCCTCCATAACCACCAGTCAACCCAACTGTAGCACCTAGTGGATTACCAGAAAACGATGCAAGAACAGTATCCAATTCATAAGAACGGCGGACTTCCATCTTTGCGGTATAGTTGGTAAAATCAAATGGTGTGTCTTCGTTGTTTAAATAACGGAGGTACAACCAAAAATCAGAACCCTGTTCTGCTGGAATATCGTAATTTGCTGACATAGATTAGCTCCTAACTAATCTATTTATCTTATCTCTTTGCTCGTTCTTTTTTCTTGTGGAGTTTGAGTTTTTTCTTTTCCATCTTTTGTTCAACTTTTTTTTCATTTAGTTGAATTTTTGTCTCAATAATGATTCTTTCATACTCGCTTAGATTTTTCTTAACTCTTTCAATTTCATTGGCAGGGAGAAGATTACGATCTAACAATGCTTTACATGCGTTATAACCGATTTCAATCTTACCGGCATAAAACGCAGTGCTTCCAATTTCATCCAATATCCCGTATCGATACACATCATTGTCTATGAACAGAATATCGTCTTTTGGGTAAGGTATCTCTGCTGCCATTTTGGCAAAGACATATCCAAGAGCAGGCTTTCCATTAAGTCTGTAGATTCTTGCAATTTGATATAAAGGTTCAGCGCGATTTGGTCGTGCATTATAAGCATCTAGGAATGCTTGTTGAATTTCAACCCAGTTCTTATTTTGCAGTGCTCTGGTTATTCCTATTCGATATATTGAATAATAAATCTCTTCTGGCCACCCACCCATCTCTACTCTCTTGACATATGCTTGTTCTGCCTTTTCCCATTGCTGAGAATCAAAATAACTTTGAGCAAGATAGAATTGATACCGAACATTTTCTGGCTCATCAATTAAAGCCTTTTCTAAGATTTCTGCATCTTTCTTATACTTTTCTACGGGAGTGATGTTTTGGTTTCTACCACCAACCGTTCTAGCCACAACTCTGTAATCACCAACCAATCTGTCAATTGTTGGTTGTCGTTGTTCTGTTAGTGCTGGATATTCGTGGAGAACACCATAATATTTCCATCCACATCCACTCTTAAAGATCTGAGTTCTCCACCAAGAGAAATCCATTCTGCCCATGAGAACAGCATAGCCCTCATGTCCTACTAGTTTTTCTACTGGTAGTTTTCCTTCAACATAATCATCGGCATCAATCATGAAGATATAATCTGCTTTACCATCAGCAAGTCTTAGTGCTTCCGTGCGATTTTCACCAAAGGAAACCCAAGGGCGTTCATGTAATTCGCCGGGAATTCCTTTTTCTGCAAAGTAGTTTTTAATCAGTTCTTGGGTTCCATCGGTTGAACCAGTATCAACTATTACCCAATAATCAATTTGATCATAAAGACTGTCGAAACATTCTTTAATAATGTGCGATTCATTTTTAACGATCATCGATAGGCATAATTTATGCATAATTATTATTCTCCAGTAAACACTTATATGTATTTAAAATTCCTCTATGCAATCCAATAGTTTGAATAGGTAATTCTGAATCGCCACAATAAAAATCAAATTCATCTTTATTGTCAATGACTATAGGAACTTTATGTTCTCCAAGCACATTTATAAAATTTGCTATATTTTTTAATGAATATTTGTGACTGTATGAACAATTTATTTGTTTATCTAATTTATCATTTTCAATAAAATGTTGCACCAGTGTTATAAAATCTTTCATATAAAAAAAATCCATTATTTTATTTTGATGAATTACCATCGATTCTTTTTTTAGATATCTAATTAAATTGGCTTTAATGAATCTTGTATTCAATTCATTTTCATCAAATAATCCAAATATTCTTAAATTGTAAAAGTTATCATATTTTTCTATTTGTTTTGCAATTTCTCTTTTACTGTTGGCATACGGTGTGTCTCCATGAAAAATTTCAGCGCCCGAACCAAAAGATATTAACTTGGAAAAGGACTTTTGGTTGGCGATCAAATTGTTGAACATCGCCATATTATTATCAAACACACAAGAATCATCTAGTTGTAGTCTACTGCCTCCACTAATGGCAGTATGAATCACAACATCGAATGTTTTACCGTCAAACCATTCACAGGTTTGTTGGTGATTTGTCAAATCAAAATCATTTCGTGTAATATAAGTAATTTGGTATTTTTGATTCAATGCATGATTTAAACTTTTTGCAATATAACCATTACCGCCAGTAATTAGTACATTCATTTCATAATTTCTTTCATTTCACTTTCATCAAGATAGGGGAACATATTTTCTAATGAATTTGATATTATCCTACCATCAGCATCTTTAGAGCTTTGCACCCGTGGTATTAGTAATTGATTTTCTGTCATCATAATTTCACATAATACTGGTTCAGCTTTGTTTAAAATTAAACTAATATTATCTTCTAACTCTTTATTGTTTTTTAGTTTAAAAGTTTTAAACCCATAAGCTTCTGCTAATTTTGTAAAATTGGGAGAACTAATTCCACTTTTACTGTTAGAACCAATGTAATTACTATTGAATAGATTGTCTTGCATTAATGTTATTGCAAGATAACTGTTGTTGTTTAACACAAAAATTTTTAAAGGTATTTTATTATGGATTACTGTTTGTAATTCTTGAATGTTCATTTGCAAACCACCATCACCAGAAATCAGGATGACTTCTCTTTGTGGATTTGCATAATACGCACCAATGGCTCCGGGTAAACCAAATCCCATAGAACAGCAAGCACTCGAAGTAAATAATCGGTTTTTACCATTCATTTGTAGTGATTGCATGGTACAAGTGTAACTGGTTCCCATATCAGTTACTATTATATTATTGTCAGTCAAAACTGATGATAATATTTCCATAAAGTAAAATGAATTGATATTCTTTGTATTTGTTTTATATTCCGACTGAAATACTGGATATTTTTTTTTCCACGATTGAGTTTTATTTACCCAACAATTCCATTTTGGAATATTTTTATTTTTTAGTTCCAATAGGAGTCTAGGAAAAAATGATTTTAAATCTTCCACTATAGGATGATCTATTTTAATAGTTGGTTTTTTAATTTCATTTTCGTCTATGTCAACCATTATCTTGATTGAGTTTGGAGAAAATAAATCAGATTTATATCCTATATTTGGGATAGACATCCTACTTCCTAGAATTAGTAATAAATCTGCTTTTTGAACTGCAAAATTTGCTGCTCGTTCTCCCAACAACCCAAAATTTCCAACAAACAATGGATCGTGCTGACTCATTAAATCTTTGGATGTCCATGTAGATATTACAGGAATCTGTAATGTATTTTTTAATTCAACAAATAGTTCTTCAGTTTCTGATAAATGTATACCATTACCAGTAACAATAACAGGAGATTTAGCTTTAAATATGAGATTTATTATTTGATCTAAATCATATCCAGTCGTGCTACTTTGTGGTTGAGCAAAAATTTTTTTTATTTCTATTCTACTATTTTGTATATCTAGAGGAATGTCTAACCATACAGGACCCTTTCTTCCTGACATAGCGATATTGTATGCTTTATCAAGATGAAACTGTAAAGTATTTGGATCTGTTATCTGAACTGCATACTTAGTAATCGGTTTTACCATACTAATAATGTCACATTCTTGTACACCCAACTGTCTTAATTTTACATCATCTAAACTACAAAGAGATTGGTTTACCGGAACTTGACCAGAAATTACAATCATTGGAATAGAATCTTGATAAGCACCCAACACTCCAGTAATAGTATTTGACGAACCGGGACCATTTGTAACTAATACACATGCTGGTTTATTTGCCACTCTAGCATATCCTTCAGCAGCCATAGCACATGCTTGTTCGTGATAATTGCAAATATAAGTAAATGGTTTTTCTCTGACAGAATTTAGTAAATGTGCGGCCGCTCCACCAGACACAGAAAAAATAGTATCAACATTCTTGGATAATAGATAATCGAAGATATAATCAGAAATTTTAATCATAATTTATCAATAAAAGCTAAAGTATCATTCCAATTTTCAAAACGATACCCATTATCGTCAATGTATAACATTGCTCTAGGTTTTTCAGAAGTAATACCACTAATACAATCGAACACATCGTATTTTTTTAACCACTCTTCCACTAGTTCAATTCCAGTTTTACCATTTACTAATGGTCTGTCGGATTTTGCTTTTGCAGTAAAAATGATAATTTTGTGTCGTTTTGATAAAGTTTTTATTGCTTCCAAAGAACCAGCAATTGGTTCCCCATAACAAGTTCCATCATACCATCCCTTATCAAATGTGTGAATAACTCCATCAAAATCTATGGCTATGTTATTTTTATCATTTTCATGACCGGGAGGAAACTGTATATTATTTTTCATTTTTAGAAATTGTCAATAAAATTGTATTAGAAATCACGCCATCTAATTCTTTTGATACTTGTTTTACGATTTTACCAAATCCAACATCACCGGGTATTGTGACACAATGTGATATTTTATCAATAGTTCTTACCATACCACCTTTAAGAAAGACGAGCAAATCATCATCTTGTTTGTTGTTGATTGTTTCAATATCATTTATAGTTTGTACTGTTATGGTGGAATTTGCAAATCGATAAGTATTACTTTTATTTAATTCTGGTTCTTTGATCCATAAACATCTATCTGTTTTAGACTCTTCCGATGTGTGATCTTCATACGGTTTATGTGAACGGCCATATTGATCTTTTAATCTAACTAAATCTTGTTTATCTTTTGGTGTTTCGATTTCAAATACCCAAGCACCATTATCGGACAATGCTTTGGTTGAGTGAAACAAACCCCGTCTAATCATAACTTTATCTAATGAATTTATTACGCGAGTGTCTGCTAAAAATGATAATTCTGCTTTTCCATCTAATAAAATTAATCCAGTAGTTTTTTTAGGATGACAATGCAAAGAAGTACTTTGATTAGGAGCAATATACAAAAACCACAGACCAACATCGTTGTTTTCATATACCAAATACTCATACCCCCAAGGTTTTTTAACAATATTGGTATCGTAACTCATTACTTCTTGTTTCTTTCATTATGAACCTGATGTCCAATTCGTAACCACTCTCCCATGAAATCATAGTGAGGACACGATACAATGTTACCATCAACTACTACAGATTCTCTGCTGTAGGTTGCTCCTGCGTTTTCAATATCAATATCAATTGAATAGTAACCAGAAACAGTTCTACCTTTTAAAATCTTAGCAGAAATTAATAGCTGTGCGCCATTACACACGGAAAATATTGTTTTGTTTGCTGCATTCCACTCTTGTACAAATTTAAGAACTCCCTTTTCCTGTCTTAACTTCTCCAACGCTTTAACTCCACCGGGAACTACAAGAAGTTCATAATCATTCAAGTATTTTTGTCGTGTTGTTTCATTTTCAAACAATTTAGTTTCTATATCACAATTCATGTGTGTACCTAAACTACCCCAAATTTTACCAGTTTTATTAGCCATCAATGTAACATTAAATCCTGCTTCTTTTAAACTGTAAAATGGATAGATTAATTCATGATCTTGAAACTTTTCCCAAGTAATAATTAGTGCATTTTTTACCATATAAAAGTATCCTTATAATATTCAACAATCTTTACTAATTCTTCATCAAACTGCTTAACGGGACTCCAACCTAGCGAACGAAGTTTTGTGTCATCAAGAGCATATCGTACATCTTGCCCCTGTCTATTGCAAGACAAATCAACATATTTGTCAAATTCAGATAAATCTATACCATTAGCAGTCAATATTTTCTGAACAGTTGTAAGATTACTCTGTTCGAATCCTCCGGCAATATTGTAAATCTCATTCTTAACACCGCTTTCGATTATTGTTATGATTACATTGGCTGTATCTTCTGCATGAAGCCAATTTCGAATAGGTGTACCATTATTATGCAATGGAATTTTTCTTCCTAACTTTAGATATTTACATGCTTTTGGTATTAGTTTTTCAACATATTGTCCTATACCATAATTGTTTGTTGGACGAATAATAACATATGGTATCTTATAAGTTCTAGCCCAAGCCAATACTAACATATCTGCTGCTGCTTTTGAAGCAGAATATGGATTGGATGGTTTTAGTAAATCAGATTCAGTGTGCGCGCCTTCTACAATATCACCATACACTTCATCTGTGCTAAAGTGTAGTAGGGTAGGAATTTTAGTGTTCTCTTGCCTATAGTTTTTTATTAATTCCAAAATGTTATGAACACCGTTTATGTTACTGGTGATGAAATCGTCACTATTGGCTATGGAATTACCAACATGAGTTTCTGCTGCTGTATTAATAATATAATCGCAATCGTATAAAAACTTCAAGTCATTAATGTCACAATGCACAAAAGAGAAATTACTATACTGCTTAAATTCTTGCAATAGTTCTTTATTGGCTGCATATGTCATCTTATCTACACCTTTAACATACCATCCTTTTTTAAGGCATAAACGGGTTACATATGATCCAATAAAACCCAAACAACCAGTAATATACACGACTTTCATTATTGACTTTCCTTTTTATAGAAGTTCACTAACATTTCAATTGTAGTATCAATATTAAGTTTTTGCTTGAAGCCATAAGATACCAACTTTGCAGTGTCAAGATACGAATGTCGTACCTGAACAATATCATGAAAAGTTGTTGGTTCGATGTGTATTATTTTTGATGTCGAACCAGAATACTCAATGGCTTTGTTTATCATATCCAAAAATTTGTATGGTTTACCACTTCCAATATTTATTATTTGATTTGGTGGTGATTTATCAATACACAATTTAATAGCAGAGCAAACATCCTCCACATGAATATAATCTCGCAAAACTTCTCCACCATAGTAAAGAGGAACATCTCTATTATTAACAATTTCTCTGATTAAAAATTGAAGAGCATTTTTCTTCTTGGAGATCTTCTTATCTCCTTCTCCTATAACATTGGCTAATCTCAGTATTCTGTACTTTATATTATGAGTTTGACAGAAAGAAATTAATAATTGCTCGGCACAATATTTTGTAATGGAATAGAATCCAGAGGGATTACATTTAGAATAATCTTCTCGGAATGGCATTTCATAGTTCTTACCGTAAACAAACCAAGAACTTATGAAATTAAAAGTAGTATCACTGTTTTTTGGCAGAGTTTCTAATACATTCATAAGAACTGTTAGATTGGTATCAATATCAATGTGAAGATCAGTATGCACATTGTAATTGTCTACCGTACTTATAAAGTACAAAACATTATTTGTTTTTGTTTTATAATCATTTCTGTCTATTCGCACAACAGAATCTGAATATAGTTCACAAAATTTAGATCCTATGAATCCCGTAGAACCAAAAACAGATATATCATTCATCTAATATAACCTTTTCAAATTTTGCTATATTGTGCTTATTGTTTTTAATAAACATTTCATATGGATACTGCTGAATATCTGAAACTATTTTCTTAATTGGAAACGGACACATAAGAGTAGGATATCCGTCAATATCATTTTTTTCATACAACAATTCTATTAATTTTCTATTGAAAAGAGGCTTATTATCTTCGTGTGTTTCTATTTTTTCATTTTTTAAATTATATGCAGCAATATTATAGATTCCACCGACCATCAATTTTGGTATAGAATAACCAATCTTAGTCATATGTCTCCAATGCATATCTGCATCCTCTTCACCAAATCCACAAAGTCGTTCATCAAAATAACCAATTTTATGCAAAACAGACTTGGTACACACAAAATGGGAAAACCCATGATTGATGGTAAAAAATTCTTGTTTAGTAGTGTTGATGTGATTTACAATTTCATTGTATATGTTAGGATTTGCCCATGCAACATCATCACATACGATAAAATTATATTCGGTTTTACTAAAAATAACCAAATTGTTCCAAAGTTTGCTTAGTCCTTTAAACTCTGGACAAAATATAGGATAAATGTTTTTATATTGTTTTGCCAAATCTAACATTTCAACTCTGTAACTATCTGGCATTTCTTCTTCATTATTACCATTTATAGCCAATAAAATATCAACAGTTTCTGGAACTGTTAATCGGATTCTTCGAATTAATTCTGATACTAATTCTTTTCTTTGTCTAAATGTAACTATTCCTATACTGAACATATATCACTCCTCAAAGATATTTACTAAAATGATTATTTAAAATTTTAACTCTATTGTTATTAGACACACCAGTAAGATGTGCTAGAAAACATTTTTCATTCCAAGGAGCATAAAGATTTCGGCGATCAGTCCAACAAGTCGTATCCATGATTTGTGCTGGAACAGAATTTAGAAAATTATGTTCCAATATTTTTATTACACTATTTGGAGAAGAACCACGATGTATGGCATTCAATGCATCTTGTTCGGTTGGAAATCGTTTTGCAGAATTATAAAATACACTCAAAAATGCATCTGTGTGCTGCGTCCGTTGTATGATAAAGTTTCCAGTACTAAATGACCACTTACCAATCCAATCATATGAAGCATAGAATGTATTATATTCATCCAATTGGAATGTTTCTATAGAATAAGTATCATCAGTTATAATAGAATCTGCATCGATCCACATAACTATATCATAATATTCCAACATTTCAAATGTACGAACTGCGCGCAAAAATCCAAGATCGACATCCTTGAACCCATATTTTTTATCGGTTCCAAAAGTTCGCAGAGTCATCAAATCGTAACCATGTTTCTTTGCGTAGCGTTGTTTAGATGGTAAAGTTAATTCAAAAACTTCACTCATAGTGTTATCTGTTTCTTCTGGATGCCGAATAATTTCCGATGAACCAGTTAATATCAATACTCGTTTATTCATATTATATTCCTGCAAAAAAGTTTGTAGTAATTTGTTCAATATAGTCTAACTGTTCATCAGTAATTACTGGACTAGTTCCCAAAAAGAAAGTATCAGTTGTAACTTTTCTTGCATTTGGAAAATTCTTGATTACATCATCCTGATTCATAATACCAGCATAAGCAGGTTGTAACATGACATTACCGGCAAAGTATGGTCTAGTTTGAATCTTATTATCTTCAAAGTAATTTACAATATCCTTACGCTTAAATGGCGCACCATCCTTGATGGTCAAAGCAAAGGCAAACCAACTTGGATTTGCATGTTCTGTTGCTTTTGGAAGAACAAAGAACTCTTCATACTTAGCAAAGATATCACTTAGTCTCTTGTGATTATGATTTCTCTTTTGTGTGATTGTTGGTAACTTCTTTAATTGAGCAAGACCCATAGCAGCCTGTAATTCAATTGGCTTTAGATTAAATCCAATCTCATCATAGACATACTTGTGATCAAATACTTCATCAGGCAAAGAAGGAAGCCAATTAGAGAATCGTGTCTTACACATACCATTCTTTAACATATTGGCTTTCTTACCAACACAATAACAACCTCTTCCCCACTCACGGAAACTTCGAACTACGATCTCTTGCTGTTGTGTATTACAAGCAACGAATCCACCCTCACCCATAGTAATATGATGGGCTGGATAGAAAGAACAACTTGCAAAGTCACCAAAAGATCCTAGTGGTTTACCGTTATAAGTAGAATCTAATGCATCACAGCAATCCTCAAGGAATACTAAACCATACTGATTGACAATATCCATGAGTCTATTCATGTTTGGTGGATTACCCAAGACATGAGCAAAAGTAATTATCTTGCAACCTTCTTTTGCTTTTTGCTCTACTTGATCTAAATTAAGATTGAGAGTGTCGATATCAATATCAACAAACTCAGGAACAAATCCTACTTGGAAAATAGGATTGATTGTGGTGGGAAATCCAGCAATAGGAGTTATTACCTTTGTTCCCTTTTGGAAGTTTGTCAGTCTCTTGGATGTAAGAGCAGACATCATAAGCAGATTAGAACTGCTTCCGCTATTAGTCAGAATACCAAAATCCTTCCCAACATATTTTGGGAATTGATGTTCAAAACGAATACCGTTTTCTCCCAATACAAGCCATCCATTTAGCAAGGCTCGTATTGCTTCAACATATTCTTCTGTACCAAAGTAAGGACCAGCATACTGAACAACATCTTGTCCAGCGATCCACTTCTTTGATTCGTTCTTTTTTGTTATGAATTCTTCTACTGCTTTTAAAATTTCTTCCATAATTAATGAATACCCATTCCCCAATCATTCAAGTTTGGAATGTTATATTTTTGAACATTTTCTTTTATAGATTTATACTTAAAACTCTCTTCTACATTATGATTTTCATAAACATTATATGGAACTTTCAATGGAAAATCAAACAATTTAACATCCCAATTAAAATTATTTACAGAATAATCGTATTCTTTTGCCTGTATAGTTTTAACTCCAAACTTAAGTTGAGCAACATAATCAGTGACTTTCCAATAGTATTGTTTAACTGCAACTGTTTTTTTGTCTAACCATTGTATGTGTGCAACAAATAACATTGGCTGGTTTATTTTAATGGCTTTTCCGGGATGTGGTAAATGTTCGGAATGTCGTTGTGCATCTTTGAATGCGGTTCTAGAAGAATAAGAACCAATTCTATCGGCTATATGATCTCTCCACTTTCCATCTACTCGTATCTTATTGTAATCTGTATACTGTATCCAATCCATATAAATTAAAGTATCTTTATATGTTTCTAAAATTTGTTCTAATTGTTCTTTAGTCAGATTACCATCAAGATATTCATCTGTATCTAAGCAAATAATTTTACCAGAGTGTTTAAATGCTTCATCATATAATAGTTGCCTATTATTAGATTCTATGGCACATTTATTTTCTATATGTGTATCTGTTCGTAAGACATTCAAAATATTGAATTTATCTTTATTTTCTAACAAATATTCATATGTGCCATCAGTTGAACTGTCATCCATGAAAATAAAAGCATCGGCATATTTTTTCCAATGAGGAAGCATTTCCTTTAAGATAAACAATTCATTTTTCGTAAGTGTGATTTGTATTATCATTTTTGTGTTATTATTGGAAATCCAGAAGACTTTCGATTCATATACATCTGTTTGTCATAATTAGAACCTATTTGCATATTTCTTGCCATTAAACTATCTTGATTTTCAAACCACTTGTGAATAATTGGTCTTCTCTTTATGTGCTTCAGAACTCCTAGTGATTCAAAAACTTCAGTCTGTTCGTTATCACACCATTCTGATTTGTAGTCTGGATGATACACATATCCAAATAAATTATACAATGTCCTTCCAATAATAGGAAGAGTAATTAAAGTTTTATATCCTTCTGGACCTTTAGGATCAAGCCGAGGATCTGTGTCGTAATTTAAACTACCTTTTAAGTCGGGAAAAAAAGAAAACATATCATTGACAATGATATCATCCCAATTGGTTTCAACTGGTTCCATGTCATCTGCCGTAGAAATCAAAATATCCCAAGAACTATCGGGAATATCTCTATTTATGGCATGGATCTTTCCTTTACTTTCACCATAAAAATAAATAACAGTTACATTGTTTGTATTTTTAGATTCTAGGAATTGACGAATATGTTCATTGTTCAATAGCACATCATCAGTATCCATGCTAATGATTACTGTTATTTTATGTTTACCAGAAGCCTTATTTAAATAAGAATTCAAATTTGACATAAATTTTTCAGGTCGTTGTCTTGTCGGGTATTTTAATAAAATGTGTTTCATAGTAAAAATCTCACAATACAAAAATCATATTTTCCCATCTATTTTCTATTAATCTATAACCTAATTTTGTGAATTTATCAAATAATAGATGATGCATGTTATCATTCTCTACGCAGATTATTTTGCAGTTATAGTCTCTTGGATTAAACCAATCCTGAAGTGTCAATTTTGCAGAATATCCTTCTACATCTATATTGATAAAATCAAATGTAGGACCAAATTTATTAAGAAGTTCTTTCATTCCTATATGCCCAATATAAACCTTTCTTGGATTTACTGGATCACCTTCTGAGTTAAATTCTTTATTGTTTTCAATTCCTCTCTGTGTCCAACTCTGAATAGTAGAAGAAACAGAACTCATAGGAGAATCATAAAATTCCAACATTCTTTGATCTGTTAATTCTTCTTCTAATACTACGGCTAGATTAACTAATTCTGCTCTCCTCGGTATCATCTTATACATATCACATAATTTGTAAAAACAATAAGAAGAAGGTTCTACAAATACTCCACTCCAATTATTAAATTGTAACATAATTTGGCGAACATTACTAAATGTTTCTCCATCATACGCGCCAATATCTAACAATTTTCCAGAAGTCATATTATTATCTAAAATGTATTTTATAATTACATCTTGTTCATTATTTTGTGAATAATTTTTAATCATATAAGTCATCTTTCATTTCATTTCATTTCATGACTATCCACCAGATTACGATCTGGCAAATAACCATCAAATTCATAAATATCGTTTTTGGCATTTACATGTATCTGCTGTCCGACAAAATAAACACCACCATTATTAACTCCACGATGAGTTCCGGGTGGAAATGGTTTTTTAGAAAAAAATGGATCATGTTCAATATAAGTTAATTTATCATTTTTTATTTTATGAGTTAAATATGCAGACATAAAATTCTGGTCTTGTGTTTTTTCTAAAGATGGATTATATCGTTTAATTGCATTAAACATTTCACCTTTAAATTTATCACATTTAAGCCCAAACATTCCTGCTTGTATAAACCAAGCATGGTATGGATGATCTCGCATTATATGAATATCTGCGTCAGATGCAATCCAATCATCTACTGCTAATTTTTCTCTAAAAGAAACTCTAGAGTCAGCATCTCTAAAAATTGCTCGCTGCACATCTATAAAGTCAACAGCCAAAAATCTATTCATTGCTGATCTATTATCACCAATAGATTCTATCTGTTTCACATTAGTATTTTTTCTGCTTTTAAGTTCTTCTATTACTTCAGCGGGAACACAAGAATTACAGAAATAATAACATATCCATCCCGGATATACATCTAATGCCAAATCTGCATTATTTATTGCTCCTCTTGTATAGAGAGGATTGTTGCCCCATAAACTAAAAGAAATCACATTTTTCATTTTTATTTTTTCATAAATTGTATCGATTCAGATGTTCTGTCATCATATCGATACAAGTGTAGTATTTTATTTATGTGTGTTTCTGATTTTACTTTAGGATACATCAACAGACACCAAGCAAAATCTTCACCATAAGAAGATGCTTCAAGTTTTGCTTGTTTTGCTATATCTGATTTCCAAAAACACATATGAAAAGGTGGTCGTTTTACATGAGTCATTCCCGGAACATATCTTTCGTTTGGATTGCTCATGTTAAAATTAACTATAAATTGATTGCCGTTTACTATGCAATGTTGATCAAAACTTATAACATCGGCTGGCTTTTCTTTTATATTATTGATAATAGTTGACATGTAATCATCAGTAATATCATCGTCATCATCCATAAAAGCAATCCATTTGCCTCTAGCAGAGTCTAATAGTGATTGTCTTTTTTCACCAATAGTCATACTTTTATTATCAATAAGACAAAGAATTTCAACCTCTGGATAGTTTTTTGTTTGCTCTAACATTTTATTGTATAGAGGTATTAGATATTTTTCAATTCTAGATGGTATTGAAAGTATAAGTATACTAACCAAAACGCTGTCTTTATTAGTTGGCATATTTTATTTCTCCTGCTGCTTTAATAATTCTATCTACAAAATTTACACAATATTGTTTTGCCTTTTCAAAATTGTAATTAACTTTTTCCAAATTTTCTTGGTAATAATTTTCACTGTATTGAGTTGTTAATATCCGCTGTGGATTGATCCAGTAACTAGTATCAAAGAAGTCAGAAATATTTGGACATCCCCAATAAATTGGAATGGTCTTTGTTATTAGACAATCTATAAGTTTCTCAGAAAAATAATTTGGCTCACTAGAACTTTCAACCACTACCGAATACATTGAATTAAACAAATGGATTTTGTTGTCATTGGGCAATAATTGTTCACCCGGAATTGGAAATCTAGTTGATGAATAGAAGTTCAATTTTGCTGGAATATTCTTACGATGATTCCATATTGTATGTCTAACGCTATAACCCAGTTTACCAGATAGTGCGCCACAAATCATACTAACAGAATTTTCTTTTGGAAGATCACCAAGTTCTTCTGTAAAGGTTCCAAGAGAATCTGGATGGTGGTTGGATTTGTTCAACCAAGTAGTTCCATATGCAAGAAACACTGCATTAGGGCAGTTTTCTAGAATTTTTGGATTAGATGTTACTATTTTTGTATAGTGATGCTGATTTGCAATCACATGATCGGCTTGTTCAACCCATGCTGATGTGCTAGGCTCATTAACATTTACAAAAATCTTATGTTTTGCATCAGAATAAAAAACAACATCTCCACCGGGTCTAGAGTTTTTACCAAACCTAGTAAAGTGAATTTCACATGATTCTTTTAAGTCTGGTATTTGATTAGGAGCAAAAAGATAATCTGCATTAATTATTAATGGCTTCATTTGTTTTTCTCCATAAAGTATCATCAGCCATTTCTAGATTAATAACACGATTTAGATTATCATGAATTGCTTCTAGTTTAGAATGATAAAGGTCTAGTGTCAAACTATTAATATCAAAATTTGAATCTAAAACAATAATACCATCCATGTTAAACAACGCACCAATAGCAGGATTACCAAGATAAATTGGAATTGTACCTGTTGCAAAACAGTCTGTTAATTTTTCTGTATAGTAGCCATCATAAAAATCATTTTCAACAACTACATGAAACATATAATCCTTCAAACCAAACATTTTGCTTTTCCATGGCTGTGTTAAATCTGTATCAGGAAGCCGCGGCGAATCACATGCTCCACCAAACAAATCTAGTTTATCTTTGAATTGTTTTGCATAACCATGACGAATCATGTGTCCCTTTGTGTGCTTTTTGGGAGATGCAATCATACTCACCATTTTTGTTTTCTTGTAGATTCCGTATTCTGATTCGGGAATCCAAGGAAGATTGCTGCCGGCTGGACAATATTCAAATACTCTAGAAATGGAAACAAGATTCTTGTCAGAAACAAAAATCTTCTTAAATCTTAGTTCTAATTTGTCATAGTTCCAAGCCAAAAATTGAGATAGATTATTTACAATAGATCTGGATTCGCACACCCAACCATATAGATTATCTAATCCCTCTGGAAGTTGATCATGCTGTAATATAGTATTATCAATTAACAACAAATGATCTATTTTGCCATAACTTGGCAACTTCCATTCAAAATTTTTAGGTTTTCGGTTTGAACAAGATGAAGTCTCCGGATCAAACGGAAACCCATATGCATATAAAAAGTTTTGTTGTTTCATGATTAATAATTAAGCACCCAAGATTTTTTAAAGATACCTGATATGTATTCGTAATCTTTGTGTTGATTCACACCATCGAATTTTCGAGGATACATTATCAAGTTTTTTGTTGTATTCAACACATCAATAAGATAGCACAAAGATGTCTCAACTGTATGAATTTCTTTTGCATTTTCTAAAAGCCAACAATAGTCAAATATGTGCCTTGACTTTGTGTCGTTTTTTATAACTCGTAAATTTGTGTTTACTTCAAAATTCGTTTCTTTCACTTGAAATAAGCCACGAAAAAATGTATTAACAAATACAAAAGGCTCATCCTCTTCCAAACCAAACTCTTTTCTTAAATCGGTTTCTCTTTGTGGGTTTCTAGTAAACTTAAGATATGATTGCCAATTTGTTCCAGAATTGCCAATCAATTGATATTTTGTTCTCATTGCATGTCGCCAATCCCAACCAAAATGTCCATGAGAGTTTCCAAAAGGCAAATACAAAATGGTGTCAGTTTCATCTTTATGAATTCGAACATCTGCTGTGTGTTTTTTATACAGATGCTTGAATGGAAATTCAGAGTTAACATCATAAAACTCTATATTATATTCTTTAATATATTCACTCAAGTAAAGATACTCAGGAATAACAGGCCATATTATCTTGTAACCTTTGTCATGAAATAAACTAACTGCTTTTTGCAGATAAAGCATACTACCTATGCCGGTAGATTGATCAAGCAAAACATATTTCATAAATGTTCTTTTTCATCAATAATCAGAGACTGTGTTTCTTTGTTTATCTTTTGCTTATACGAAAACCGTAAGTCATTGAGTTTAAATATTTTTCTACAACATTCAATAAATTTCTCATCAAATTTATTTAACTTTTCAAACTCTCTTACTTGATTTTCAAGATTCCACAACTCGTTATTGACTGAAAGCAAATCCGTTATAAATTCATTTAAAGTTGAAAACTTTTTAACATGTTTTTGTAAAAGTTCTAATTCTTCAGAAACATTTTTTCTCTTTTCATTGTCTTTGATGTTTTTCATCTTGACAAGAAGAATAGTATACCGATCTAGCAATTCACCATTGGAAATAGAAATGCAATTCATCGTGACTCCGCCATGAAAGAATTACCCGGCGATTGCCATTCAATCAATTGATCTGTATATCCCATCTTTTTCAATACTTCTTTCTTAGATGGCATATCAGATAATCCCATCATAAAAACTGTTGAATTAGATTGTTTTCCTGGCCATTCACAATAATCTCGGTTGAGTATTGCAATCTTTTTTTCTTTTATGTAATTAGTCATACATGCTATAAAAGTTTCATGATCAAATAGATTGCTCTGTGTTTGTCGAACTACATCACATTGCTGTATCCACATCTGAATAAATTCTAGGGTTTCACTGTTATAATTAAACCAAAGAGGAGATGCCTTTATCTGTCTCAACTCTTTTGCATCAGTAGAAGCCACACCCATATTAACACCGAGAGAAGAAAATCCATCAAATATAGATGGTTCCTTTAGAATAAAAGTATCAATATCTAACCAAAGTATTGGTCTTTGTTTTTCTATTAATTTTTTGTAAATGAATTTTGGTTTAATTAAACAGTTATTTTGGTAAGAACCCTGAGATTCCAGATGATCTATTGAGTAAGGAATTCCAAATGATTCACACTCTTCCTTAAATCTTTTTGCGTGATCTGTATAATATGTTCTACCATCTACATCACAAAAATAACTTATCACAAGTGTTTGCATAATTTATTACTTTCCTATATGGTATTTAGGAATCAATTCCCATTCTTTCTTTTCCTTAAAAGGAATAATCTTTAGTTGAGCAATGCTCAATTGGTTTGTTTTATACTTGTCGCTTATTGGAGTCAATAGACCCCATTCGTGTAACAATTTAACTATTGTATTTCTACGAGCAAGATCACTTTCACTTGTATCTGTTTCTAATCCATCTAGAGCCAATAGTTCTTTAAAATGAAGAATTGCATATCTTCCTCTCTTGTGAAGTATATGGCAACTTTGATACAACTTTTTATCTTTTTTGGAAGAAACTCCTATTCTTGTTAGAGTTTCTTTTATCTTGAGGAAGTCGTCTTCATTTTCAAATTTAATCTCTACACCATAACCTTCAAATATATCTTCCGTGTGTTTCATATTAAAGCCATTTCTACTAATAATACCTATTATGCCTTTTCATTGTTGGCACAGATATTTAGAATTTGGCTACTTTTGACGAGATGAACCACCACGGTAAGTTTGCTTCTTCAGTTCTTCTATGTCCTCCGGACTGAGAAGGTCTAATACCTCCTTGGAACGCTTATAAGAATAACCATATACTTCTTTCAGCATATCCAATAGTTCCATCATTCCATGTTCATCTTTTAGCCATTTGCTGTACCTCTTTCTCTGTCGTACAGATAACCGCAAGTAGTCAAAATGCATCTTTTTTTGAATTCCGGGAATGGAATTCATTTGATTGCACTGCATGATGGTATCTGGAAAATAAGAAAGAGAATGATTTATGATGTAAGGTGCATACTCTCTTTCTGAGGGATTATTATCCCCATCAAGGATCGGTTCCTTTGAGTAGTTAATAGCAGTTAAAAAGTCACCCAATTTCATTTAAATTCACACCCCATCATAAGTTCAACGATACATGCCACTAAATTGATCTCCTGATCCGCGACAAATGCCGATTTGTATTGGTATTCCGCTAGAGCAAGAATGGCAGTTGGAATAGATCCGCTCTTTAAGTTTTCATATAAGCCGTCATATAACTTCCTAAAGATGTGCTGTGGATCATTGTCTATATTCGATACAACCCAAACTCTGGCTGCACTGAAGTCTTTATTCTTCATGTGATCCATGAGTTCTTTTATCTTTATATCCCCGACTTCGCTCAAGATACCAATGTCTATGATTCCAGCCGAGGAATACCTCTGCAACTCATTTAAAGTCCTTCTGAAGTCCGGGAAATGCTTTATAATGAGTTGTGTGAGAACTTTTTTATCATAACCAATCTTTTCTTCCTTTAGAATAAACTCACAACGAGAAAGGAAGTCTTTTGCCAATTGTGGCTTTTCTTTGATTGGAATAGAGAAGTCTATGCAAGTACAACGAGAATGAATTGGCTCAATGATTCGATTCTTATAATTACATGTCAGAATGAATCGGCAGTTCTTTGCAAACTCTTCAATTGCGCCTCGTAGTGCTGGCTGGATTGATTGTGCATTTGAATAATCAAACTCATCTAGAATAACAACTTTCTTTGTATCGGACAAAGAAATGGTGGAAGCAAACTGACGAATTTTAGTTCGAAGCGTATCAATGTTACCATCTTCAGAGCAGTTAATGATAATCCAATCTGCTCCTAGTTGGTTACACAATGCTCGGGCAACACTTGTTTTACCCGTTCCAGCCTTTCCTGAAAGTAAAAGGTTGGGACATTCTCCACCTTTTACAATATCATTGAATGTCTTTTTAAGAGAAGCAGGAAGAATACACTCATCAATGGTTTTTGGACGATATTTTTCTACAAACAAATTAATAGTATTCATAATTAACTCCAAGAAAAAGGACGATTGGAAATCCAATCGTCCTCTTCAGACACATGGGATTTACTCAGTTATGGTAACTGCTAGTCGATTCCAATGCAACCCAATACTTCAAAGAAATATCTTTATGGCTAAATTGGCTAATAGTGGACTTCGCAATCTTTACTTGATATTCACCCGGCAAGAACTTTAGATTTTCGATTCGGAAATCAAACTCAAAATCTGCATCGGAAGTATTCTTTCCAAGTTCAACACTAAACTTGTTACATGTTGGATCGTTCTTGTCACAAACAACACCAATCAACTTATTCCCATCTCCAGTTATAGAGAGGTGCGGTAGTTGCAGAACTGAAGACGCACGAACAATCTCATCAAAGATCGTTTCAGTCAAATCAAATTCAACAACAGCATCTGGCATGTTAATTGACTTGGTTGGTACTGTCAGTAGTTTGGGTTCAGAGTAGTAATAAGTCACGCTTGAACTATTATTACCAGAAATAATAACATGCTTATCGTTGAATACAAATTCAGGATCCTTGAACAATGAAACAGTTCCTAGAAACTTGTTCATATCCCAGATTCCAAACTCTACATCAAATGTTTCAGAAACATTTGCTTCTGCCATTACATTTTTAGCGGGAGCAACAGTAACAATCTTATTACCTGGCTTTACCAGAAGATTGGAATTGATTGAAGTAAAATTCTTTAGAATTGTAAGTGTTTGTTTTGAAATTTTTGTTGTTGTCTTAGTATCAGTCATTGGTAATCCTCGTTTTCCATTTTATCCATAATATCATCAAAGTCAACTGTTCCATGTTTTAAATCATCTAAAATACGACGAGTATCGTGTCTTGTGCCACGGCTTTTCTTTACCCGTGTCTTCTTGACTGTGCGCTTAAAATCCCGATTGTCTGGTTCTTTACCCTTGTAGTAATCTGACATTTAAAAATCCTCTATGTTTGTAATTAGATTCTTTAGTTTCTTTTCAATCATGTATGTCATGACTTTTGCTTTTGAGCCAATAACTGGTTTCTCAAATTGTTCGATAACCGCTTGCTCCAAATCACTAGGAATGCAAGACAGATCAATAATAGACTTGTTTCTGTCATAAAAAGGTAACTCTTGAATGCGGTTATTCACGATGTCATCCATAACTTTAGACATAACCTTGGTTGTAAGTCTCTTTTGAGATTTTTCTTCATTAACAAATGTGTCATCATCCGAAAGGATGTTAGGCACACCATCAGAAGAATCTCCGCGAATGATATGCTCCAACAAAAATATCTTTGGATTATCGCTCTTAATGTATCCCTTTTTCAAGGGACTGTACTGGTAAACATTTTCAAATTGACCAAGTTGCATAAAATCTTTGTCATTAGACAAAATAAGTATCTTTTCCAACTTGTGATAATGCTTAGTCAACACAAAAATGATATCATCGGCTTCCGTTGTTTCAACTGTGATGTTTCTATACGGAAAAATTTCTTTAATTTCAGAACGAATAGTATGAAGACTGTTATAGATTGCATCCCAATCCATATCAGAATTTGACTGGTTCTTCTTTCTATTCTGTTTGTATTGTGGGAAGATTTTTTTCCTCCAACAATTACTAGAATCATTACAAATTACGAGTTGCCCGTATTCCTCACGAAACTCTGAATTATATTTTCGATATGTGTTTAGAACCATATGCCTAATATAGTCTTCATTTAGTTCGGGATAATCTTTCATAGACTGAAAGATACTGGCTAAAATTATTTGGTTGTTATCTAAGAGTATTATAATTGCACCTCGTTATATTCATTATAAAGAAATAGTAATAAAAGTCAATAATTATTTACCCACTGCTCACTATTGCCATCCGGTAGATACTTGTATATTTTACCATTAGTTGTATTAAACCACTCATCTCCAATATTAGGATTCAACGGAACATCAGGACCCCAATAAAACTGAATGGGCTGTGAACCACCAACAAGTTGTTGCCATCCACCATTTTGGACATTATCCGGAGCCAAATCTCGTATTGTATTTGTGGCAACATAAGTTTTTCCCTGATAAAAAACAACATCTCCCGTTTGATATGTTATAACCAAACCAGATGCAGTTCTCGCTTTATAATTTCCCTTAAAATTAAATGAATTAACTGTCATTTAAGTGCTCGGAGTAAAAGAACATTAGAATTAATGCGCCCATTTGGCTTAGTTTCCTTTGTCTTTATGTCCTTCCAATGGTTATTTATAGCACGAATACCATCATTTTTTGCAGACTTAATAAATTCATTTATCTTCTTAATTGTCTTTTCTTTAGAAGTTTTTTCATCATAGCCAATTAAAGTGGTTCCCTTTACTGTGATTCCACTTTTGCCTGGATCGGCATAATAAATTGATGCTTTTCGATTCTTAGTGTTGTAAACAATAAGAGTAGAGCAACCAACAATTGCTTCTGGAAGAATTGATTCTGCGCCTGTAGTTTGATCGCGGATCATGTACTTCAATTTCTTTACTACTTGATCTGCCTTCTTTTTCTTTTTCTTTCTTGGCTTACGATTGCTCTTGGCAATTCCTTGTCTAACAATAACATGATCACGAATTAACTTGATGAAATCATGAAACTTCTTTATTTGTGCCTTCTTTAGATGACTATAACCTTCCACCAAGTCTTTATTTTTGCCTGCAATTACATCCGACAGTTCCTTTATCTTTGGTTCCAAAAACTCAATCATAAATTCGCAGTGCATTGCACTTGGTTGTTTTTCTTTTAGCCATTCTTCTGTTTGAAACTCCTTATATTTGGAATTATTGCCACACAAATACATCATATAGTTGTCAATAATTAATTCCAATTCAGAACAAAGACTAGATGCATTCTTTCGCACCCTATCCCGCACAGAAATAGGGTTTTCTTCTTTAACATCAGAAGAAATTGACTTTCCAAGATTGATTAGTTTTTCAATTGTTTCATCTACTTTAGCCTGAAAATCATCTGGCAAAATACAACCGCGATTTGCGGCTCCACATTTTGCGCCTATTGTTCTAAATTCAAATCGTTCTGTTCCAAGTTTTCTAATATATTCACCGTCTTTAATTTTTAACCGATCCACATACTCACAGACGGCATTTCTATAATCTCGTTCTGTGTAACGAATATTATACCAATTTGCCGCAAGAGCAATAGACCAAGTAACTTTTTCATAATCAGAAAAATCCTCTGGTTTCCAATGCTTCCAGTTGGGTTCTTTGCCGTAAAAAATGTCTTCTGTATTTTTAGGTGTCATGGCTTATAGAATACGAATATCGGTTCATATTTTATATAACTTCCATCAACTTTGCAATAGTTTTTACACTTGGGAATTCCATTTTCATCCAACCTATTTTGCCCCGGCATAGATTCTAATGCCATCTTTAGTACACCTTTATATTGCATTCCTATACTTTCTAGGAATTCCTTAGAATCTTTCTCCAAAGGTAAATAATCTCCTCCTATTAGGAGGTCTGCAATATTCCATAAAAGATATCGATCATTTTTTAAATAATCATAACATGTCTGTAGTGTTGGCTTTAAAAAGCCATCTCTCCAAGAATCATATGTGCTAAACTTCTTGTAAGATTGTTCTGCATCGTCAGAATACGCCTCTCTGTTAAAATACGGAGGAGAAGTAAACACTAAATCAAGTTTTCCCTTGTATTTTTGAAACTGTGGATTATTTGATATTACTTCTGATCCTTCACAATACACTTCGTAGGTATTTGTGTGGCTGAAGAATGGATTGGCTCTGTATGTTTTTTCGTTAAAGAAATCAGCCAATTTACCATATCTTGACCCCTCCGGTAAATGATTATCGGTGTTAGGATCAGTACCAATGTAATGCACAACCCTATCATCGCGCACAGCCATAGCACCCAGAATGCGACCTCCCCAACCGCTAGAAGGATCATATATGTGAATTGTTTCATTGGTTGTAATATGATTTGTAAATCTTTCATATAGGTACTTTGCGGTTAGCGGCGGGAAATTAACAGCAACTTGAATATAGCCAATACGGAAAGAAGCAAAACCGGCAGGAAATACTCTTTCTCCCTTTTTGTAAATACGGATTGAATATACTTTATCATCTTTTAGGTTCTCCGAATCAAATGTAGAATAATGTCTGTACGACATCTTTGGCTTCCACGCCAAGAATTGATCTTTTGTTATTTGTAAAATATCACTCTGCTGAATTTGAAAATAGCCCGTGTTAAGCCCATCACGAATGGCGACTTCCTCAAGCATGAAGTCATATCCCTCAAAAATGCTTGGATTACCAAAGAATGCTTCTAACCATTCTTCGCCAGAAGAGACATCAACGATTGAATATTTTGTATTATGCTTTATCGCAGAAAGAGCGTGTCGATAAAACGAATCTCTTCGCAAATGACGAGTGGCACCACGAACAACTCTATCTTGGAATTTATTATCAGAAAACAAATCATAAACAGAATAGCCATTATCTTTTTCAGAATAATTGATTCTAGTTTTCATCATATTTGAAAACCATTGATCTGCTTCTCCACCTATTCTTGCTTTGTTAATAATAACATCTTCAACAGTACCATCGGTGTTTAACTCATCGGTATGAGTAAAATTTGAAACTGGATATGTTGTCATTTTATTGAACTGATCTATAATATCCAGTTCATTTTTGCCTGTTCTTGGTGGACACCCATATGTGTCCCATGAATGCAATATTTCTTCTCGCATCTTTTTTACCCAAACACCAAACTCTGCTGGTGTCATTGCAAGAAGGTCTTCGAAGAATACATTAATCTCCGAATTGATTACATGATCATTTCGTTCATAAAATCCGTAGTTATTCATGCCCCTACATTCCAAAAAAGTACAGTTCCTGTTCCGCGATGTTTCATTATAAATTCCCAAGCCTTTGCATCATATGTTGGTGCAGAGGGAAATGGTGGAAGAATTTTTGCAGGTTTATTAAAAGGAATATCACAATTATAAACCTTTGCTCTTCCATAATTTCCTTTATGACCAACAGTGACAACATTAAATTTTGTGTTTGGCCATGCCAACTGTAATCCTCGCGTCAGAGTTCCACTTGAGCCAACAGTCCAAACTTCATCTGGAACCATTCCAATATTATATCTTGCAACTTTTATAATGCAAGCCAAAACATCAACATGATCACCACCAATTGGAATCAACACCCGATTCGTTGTATCTTCTTTTACATAATCTTTTGCTCGTTTTTCAGTCACACTGAGCATACCATTTGGAACCCACCGCATATCAGCACCAGAATTTATTGCTTCTTGTTGATACGGATGTAGGTTATTCATATCTCTTTGAGCCATGAATATGACTGCTTTCTTACCATATTTTGCCGCAACTTTAGCAAAACTGATTTGTGCATATCCAGTAGCAGGAGAACTACCATATACAAATTCCTTATATGGCCATGTCTTGATCATGTTGTCTATAAACCGCATCTTTGAACCACCACCAAGAAGGTCATCCCTAACAACAAAAATACCGTCTTCAACAGTAATGACAGGGAAAGGATTTGGATCTTGCCAATCCTGAACCGAATATAGAAAATCTTCTGCTGTTGCCAAAATCATGATACATTTAGTTTACTAAAATTCTTTTTCTTTTCAAGGGTAATGATTGTTGGAAATTTATCAGCCAATGTATCTGCTCGATGTGATATCACAAAAATATTTGTTTTAGAATCAAGACCAGTTAATAGTTTCATGAATTCTTCTGCGCCGACTGCATCCAAAGAAGAATCAAATACTTCATCCAGAATCAACAAATTACAATTTGCACTATTTTTGACTCTAGCGACTTCTCTCCAAGCCAATAGAAGAGAAAGATCAATACGCATCTTTTCGCCTTCACTGAAACTCATGTAACTAAATGTGTCTCTGTTCCGGCTTTTGATTGTTTCATTGAATTCTTCATCTAAATTAAACTGGGCAAAGAAATCCATAGCAGACAAAAACTTATTTACCGTTTTATTGATGATTGGCAAATAGTTCTTGATGATTTTGCCCTTAATACCAGAATCTTTCAATAAAATAGAAGCAATGTCCATACAACGAAGAGATTCTTGAAGTTTAATTCTTTCTTGATAAATGACTTCTAGTTTTTCTTCAATTGCCTCTAGTTCTTTTGTTTCTAGTTCTATTTCATCACTGCTAACAGATGACTTTTCGATATCTTTTGTTAATTCTTTTATGTTTGCCAAAAGATTATCGTGAGTAATTTTTGTCTGTGCAATGATAACTTTAATGTCATTAATTTCATTTTGAAGTTTAATATATTCTTCTAATTGAGTTTCTGCCTTAACTATTTGACTTTCAATTTCAGTTATTGCCTTTTTGTATTCATCATTTTTTTGGCTTTTTGAATCTATTTGATCTTTTTTAAATGATTCTGTAATCGCTTGTTTACAAGTTGGGCAGTTATCATTATCGTGATAAAAACCGATATCTCTATCACAATTATCTTTGTTTTGTTGAATCTGAGTTTTAAGTTTTTCAAACCTCTTTATGGCAGTTTCTACTTTGTTTTTAGCAGCAATATCAAAAGATATAGATGCTAGTTTTGTTTCTTGATCTTTCTTTTTAACAAGAACAGTATCACAGTCTGTATTCAACTGTTCGATTTTTTTACTTATTGCATTTCTTGATTCTGCGCTTTTGTTCTTTAGACTCTGAATGAACTTTTTCTTTAGTTGAATTTTTTCATTTTCTAAAGTCATATTATTTTCATGCGTGTAAAGAATGCTTTTTGTTTCAGCAATTTTACCCTTAAGTAATGTGTTCATGGTAGTGAAAACATTGATATCCAAGATATCTTCGATTACAGACCTACGATCCGCAGCAGAAAGTTGCATGAATGGCACAAACGAAGAACTTCCCAAAATCACTACCTGTGTAAATGATTTGTAGTTCATTCTAAGAATCTGATCTTCAAAATATTCTTGATAATCTTTATTTTTTGCGTCTTGGTTTAATAGTACATCATTCTTAAAAATTTCAAAAATCTTTGGAGACAACCCACGGCGAACAAAATACTGATCCTCACCAATTTCAAATGTTAGTTCAACAATACAATCTTTCTTGTTTATCGAATTCACCAACTGAGGGATATTAATTTTCCTAAATGGCTTTCCAAATAAAGCAAAGGTTATAGAGTCAAGAAATGCAAATGATTTACCATTTCCGTTTGTTCCTGATACTAGTGTGTTTTTCCTAGAATCTAAATGAATCTCAGTAAACACATTTCCAAATGAACCAAAATTTTTAAAACGAATTTTCTTAAAAACAATCATATAGAAAGGCTCTCAATATACAATTCATGAATAAGAGTTTTTATCTTTGTTTTATCTTCTGATATTTCTAACTTGTCTATTTCTTCATTAATAATACTCATAGTATCCTGAGTTGTGTCTATATCATCTGAAGATGTTTCTACCATTTCTTCGACAATATTAAGATTTATAACACCAGCCAAAACCATTTTATCTACCCATTGATCAAACTTAACGGCGTTTGTTTTCTTAGAAACTAGAACCTTAACATAGGAGTTCTTGTAATGAGAAAAATCATCACCCATTGGATCCTTTTTAGTATCATCATAAACAATGATATGATACATTTTTTCTGGGTTTTGAATGAATTCTAATTCTCTAGTTTCTGTATCAAATACATGAAATCCTTTGTTTAGTCTGGCATCAGAAAATGTAATTTGATATTGTGTTCCCAGATAATGAACATTTTTCTTTGATGCTTTACCATGAAAATGACCACTCAATACCATGTCATAACAAGACAACACAGTATCATCCATACCGCCTTCAAAATTAATTCCCGGTATTACTTCATATCCATTGAGTTCAAAATGACCACAAATAATTGAAGCGGGGCAAGTCTTTATAAAAGAATGAAATATTTGCTCGTTTTCTTTGTTTATCCAAGGAACCATTGCAATTTTAAGACCATCAAACTCTAAAAGAGTTGGTTCTTCATATAAATGAATATGCTTATACCGATTGGTAAATAGTTCCCGTATTGAATTAATCGCATTGGTGTTCTTAAAAAATGTATCATGGTTGCCAAGAATACAATGCAAATCTATATTATTTTTTTCAAACACTTCAATAAAATCACTTCGAACTCTTGCAAGTGTATTGAAGTTAACAAACTTTCTGCGATCCATAAGGTCGCCCAAATGAAGTACTGTTTTTATTGCATGTGTTTCACAGTATGGAAAAAACTGCTCATTAAAGAAACGCATGAAATAATCCAGAAATAATGGAGAATCATTTCTGGCACCAAAGTGCGTATCATTGATAATTGCAATCTTCATCTCTTCTTTTTTTTCTTCTTTGGTTCAAACTTTTTAATATCGTTTTCACTTATTTGAAAATATTCAGACATGGCTTCTCTTACATTGTCTTTATCAAAATAGTTTTCTTTGAACCATTTGTGATAATTGCCATCGTCATGAATTTCTGTCATCTTAAGTTTAATGTATGCCTGTTTTTTCTCTTTTTCTATTCTTCGCAAGAACGCATAATATATGATCTGCGTAAAATACGAAAATGGATTTTTTGATTTTTCTGGGTCGAAATTATGGGCATACATTAAACAGTTTTCTATACCATCAGAAACCATTTCCTCCCTGTATGGGTAGTTCATAAAATTTACTTTTCTAGACAAATGTTCAGCAATATTCATAAAACACTCGCCTATGTAATTTGTTATGGGTGGTCTAGGTTCATCTAATTCTTCTGCTTCTGTGCATAATTTCTTCCAAAGAATCATTTCTTCATAAAACTTTTTATTATCGATGTAATGATCCTTGATGTCGTTATCTAATTTTAATTCGACATCAGGTTTCTTTTTTTTCTTTTTAGCCATACTAAATGTACTCCAGAGCAGAATATTAATTCAAACCATCATAAAAATCAAGAAAAATTACTTGATTTCTCTTGACATGAGTGTTACACTTTCTGTGTATGGTATGAGAAAAGGTATAGTTCTTAAAGAATATACTAAGTATCTCTATATACTCACTTATAATCTGTTGAGTCCGGATCCGGATCCCAGTCAGTCCACTTATTACCAAAGTCTTTTCTATTGGTTTGATCTCCGGTAAATTTTTTATCATTAATAGATTCACGATTATTTTTTCTTTTCTTTTTCTTGTTTTTATTATTTAAATTGAAGTGTTCGATCATTTCCATTATATCACGGGGATCAATTAATCCTTCGTTTATCATAAAAGCCAAAACTTCAGGACCAAAAACCATATTCATATGGATAATATGATCTTTATTCATATCGTTTTTATTTGATTTATTTTTTGGTCTTCTTTTAGACTTTATCTCTTCTTCTAAGTCTAGATCTTCGAAGATGCTGGCAAACATGTCAGATATCATATTTTCATATTCTTCGGGAGAAGGAGGTGTCTTCTTTTGTTTGGGGGCAAAATCTTCTAATTCTTTTGTCTCAAAGACAGAATCAATTTGCATTTCCTTTTGTACCAGATAATGTGAAACAACATCTCTTGTTGGTTCTAACATTGTGGCAATAAAGTCAGAAGGAATTGTTGTTTGTGTTTCTTTACCAAAGAGTAGCCAATTTTTTAGAACTATACCTTCACGCGGCAAACCAGTGTGATCAGAAATCACTACTGTTTTAAAAACCATTGGCTTATCTAAAAGAAAATTTCCGCCATCTGTTTCCGAAACAGTTGCTATTAATTCTTCGCCACTCTTTAACTTAATTATTTTGTAACTCTGGGACATTTTTAATTCTCCTTTATTCGCAGAGATACCAACTTATTCTTAAACTTCTCTTTATTATATAGTTTTATTCTTTCATCCATATGATTGAGAGAATGGTTTCGATATTTTTTGTATCGCAAATCGTCACCTATGTCATACACATCCACTGCGGTTTTAGATTCACTTTTTCTTAATCCTCTACCAATAGATTGTAAAACTCTAACTACGGACTTTGAGGGAGAAGCAAAAATTATATTATGAATGTTTTTAATATTTATTCCCGTAGAACATGTACCGTAAGATGCTAACAATATTGCATTGCTTCCTTTATCTACAACTTTTCGTATTTCTTCCCGTTGTTCTACATCCGTGCCACCGTGAATAAAATATATTTCTTTTTCTGAAATGGATTGTTTAAACATTTCAAAAAGTGGTTTTCCATGAAGTTCTACAAAATTAAATAAAACTAAAGTATTTCCTTTTAACTGTTTGGCTAAATCTTTTATAAACAAATTTCTTCGTTTACATGTTATTAACCATTTAATTTCTTCTTTGTAGAGCATTCTTTTTGTTTCTTCTATATCTTTATTTCCATAGTTCAATAGAATGCAATTTATGGTTAGATCAGATAATAGATTTTTTTGTATTAAAGCAGAAGTAGAAGTGACATGCAAAACTCTACCAAACAATCCTTCTATTACTAGTTTATGAGTGTGAGTCCCATCTAGAGTACCAGTTGTACCAATTCTGATTGGGCATTCTGTTAATTTTGACATCAAAGATGATAATGATTTTGCTTTGAATAAATGGCATTCATCTCCTATTACCATATCAAAGTCATCGAAAAATTCTTTTGGCATTTTGTAAATACTTTGCCATGTAGATATCACTACTTTTTTGTGCGTGTGTTTTTCTTTTCCGGAGGAAATGGTATGACAGTACCGATTTACTGACCATTTATTTTCAGTAGAATAGTCTTCAAAATCACTAAACATTTGGGAAACTAATCCAATTGTAGGAACTACTACTAATATTTTTTTGTCTGTTTTTATTCTGTCTAGAAAGAATCTAATTAAGCAATAAATTATTAAAGATTTACCACTTCCTGTAGGACATAGTAGTAGAGTTCTTTCTTTGTTTATCGCATGAGTTATTGCTTTTATTTGGTAATCGTGTGCTGTTATTCTTTTCTTTGACGCAGTAGGTCTTATAAATTCTTCAACGAATTTTCCGATTTGTTCCTCTGTGAATTTATTATCCTTTTGATTTGGAACTTCTACTGTATAGTTTCTGTCATTAGCAAACTTTACAACATAATCCAATAGACCTGAATAAATTGTATGAGTGAACAGATTGAACAAACGAATCTGTCCATCCCATACTTTATTTTTATATGCAGGAGTAAATTGATAATTTGGAACAGCAAAGGTGAAGTATTGGTTTAACTCCTTTGCTATAGACCGTTCGCAATTAATTCGAATATAAACTGAGTTTACTTCTTCAATAACCAAATTAGACATATCATTATTTATTCACTGACCATTAGTGAATTTTAACCAATCAATAATGGAACGAATATTCCATTGTCTGTTATTGATTATCTTAATGATATTCTCTAGGTAATTAACTTTTTCTTTTTGATAATCTAACTTCAACTTAAGTTTGATTACATCATTATCGGATTCAATTAAACGATCAATATCGCCTCTTAAAATACGAAGATCGTATTGTTCCCATCCATTTTCGTCTAATTCATCCTGACTCATATTGCCATTATAATACAACCACTTCTTCTTTTTTAGAACATTAAGTTCTGATTCAATTCTAGATAGGCAAAGTTTTTCTTCCATGAAAAACAACAGATACTTATTGTGTATCTGTGGAGTTCTTGCAGATTCTCTTTCTAGTTGAGTTTCATCTAGAGAGATATCTTTCTTGACCATTTCTTTGAGTTCGTCAAATGTCATGGCAAATATTATATCTCAGATATCAATCAAGTCAAGGTGCTGAATTCAAAATATGTGTATTTAAAAACGGCTGTTCCGATCAAAGGAACATTGTCTGTGCTTGTAATGTTTAGAGGTATGCTTGACAGAGTAGATGGATATGCGTTTCTAAATGTTATTTGAAATTTACCTTTATACGAACTATTTGTCAATATCAATTGAATGTCAGAAAACCTATCTTTAAATTTTAGTGTGTTATCCGTTGATTTGTAATTGGCTATTACTGTGATCCAGTCGTATATTTCTCTCCAACCACGCATTTCTTCGTCCATGAGAAATGATACTGATAATGGTCTAAATTGATATTGATTTCCGGGTATATTTACTACAGTGCTTAATGTTGTGGGTTGAATTAATTCGGCTAGATCTATACTTGGTATGTCAACCTGTTGGGCAAAATATGCAACTGTTGGTGCTCTGCCTATTTCTAACCGGAAAAAATTACTACTCAAGTAATTGTGATTACTTGGTCTGGATGTGTCTTGTAAAAATTCTCTATCTGGTTTTGTTGCCATATAATTATTTATCAAACAGAAAGGGGGGAGTCTTTCGACTCCCCCCGATCCATTCTCCCCTGTTAATTACTTATCAGAGTCCGAATCCGGTGTTACCATGTAGGTTGGTAACTTGGAAGATTCGGTAGTATTGGTTTCCACCAAGAGCATTGATGTCAGTGTTCTCGGAGAATGGGTTTGCAACCATTCCGTAACGAGTCTTGAATCCAATCTTTGGTTGGAAAGTGTTTTGATCAACCGCTCTGACCATTTGTAGTGGAACATATGGGCAGTAGAAGATACCGGCATCATATGGTGATGTACCACGGTATCCGACTACACAGAAGTTAACACCCAATTTGGCGTATGGATCGATATAAACCTTCATCTTGTTGTTGAGAACACCAACGAAAGTGTTGCCGGTGTCATCAACATCGAGGTTTGCAGTCATTGCTGGTGCGAGGTTGAGGAAGCCACCCATAGTGAGGGCGCTTGCAACATCGCTTGAGCAGACGAGGAAGTTACCCTTACCACGACGAGTCTCCTTAGCAATTACATTGCACTCGCGTTCGATTTGGAACATGAGTCCACGGAATCTTTCAGCAGACCAACGACCATCAGAGTCGGTGTTTAAGTCATAGACACCACCGGTGGCGAAGTTGGTGAGATCGCTTTGAGTTGCACCAGTCTTAGCGACGCGGTAGATGGTGGTGATGAGTTCGCGGTTGATCTCGTTTAGAATCTCAGTGCTGAGAATGTTGGCGAGTTCGCTTTCTGCATCAAGCCCGTGAACAGCCTTGAGGTCTTGTGCGAGTTCTGTGGTGTACTCAGCCTTTAGAGCGCGAGTCTTTGCTTCTACAGCAATACGCTCAATGCTGAATGCCATCTCACGGAATTGGGTTCCGCCGGCTTCGCCGAG